ACCAAGTGCAGCGGACTACGGTGCTTTCTGGTGCCGCAACAATAACACAATTATTATATCGTTCAATTACTGTACCCATTGGAAGTGTTTTTCCAATGGGTGCTGTTTTAATATTGAAAGATTCAGTTGCTTCAAGTTGCTCTTGAAGCTTCCGAAGTTGAGATTGAGTGACCTCAATTTCTTTTTGCAGTTGTTGTTCGGGGTCAATCATTCATCTACTCCAATAAGGTTTGCGCGGTTGTAATTTGGGGCAATAAAGAACGCGAACGTATTTGGTCTGGTCTGGAAGAACAAAGCGAACCAACTCGCATTCTCTGTAGGTTCCTGCAACTTTTGGGGATTGTGTGTTTTCTTTTACTGGACTCCAAAAGATTCCAGATACTATTACTATAGCCAGGAGTCCGCTAATAAGTGTTAGGGGTTCATTGTTCTTTAAATTTCCCTAAGGCGTCGATCACATTTTGGATACAGTCTTTGGGAATGTAAATAGACGTTGTTTTGCCAGTCATTGCTTCTAACCCCTCAGTGCAACAGACTTCCACAGTTCCATATTCATCAGTGCCGAACGTAAAGGCCCAATCATCATCTTCGTGACGGATTTCTATTTGTGTGGAGATTTTGTAAGTCATTTTCTCTAAGGAATTTGATTCGAGTTCTTCATCAACGGTAGGGAGTTCTCCATGGAAGAAAATTGCATCTTCAGCATAACCCCCCTAAACAAACTGTCCAGGAGAAACTTCTTCGGTTATTCCGTAGGTGGTGGCGGAAGGGTGCTAGGAATTACTAAAAAGCCGGGTTCATCGGTCTCGATATAGCCAATCCGGAATGAATCGCGCCACGGAGGGCGTCGCGGGCCAGGAGCCAGCGGCCGAAGGCGATGGCAAGCGGCTTGATGAGTGCCTCGATAACCACCAGGGCGGCGAAGGCGTCGGTGGCCACGTGGAGGTCATTTATCGATCTAACTTCTTGACAAGTTTCTTTAGGGCTTTGAATTGCCCCCAAGTCAGCCCAAAGCCTTGCTCTGCACAGCTAACATCAAACCCCTCGCCATTGTTCCACAAAACCACTTCTATGAAGTCGTCGTCTTTGGCAAGACAATCGAATTCTTTGAGTGCGGAAAATGCAGCGTCAAGCTTGTAGCGGGTTATCTCAGGCATCGGAATGGCCCTCCAGTTCGGCGGCGATGGCAAGGATTTCTGAGGCAAGGCAGTAAGGAACGCTTTGCGCCATTGTTACACCAAAGGTTGTCATAACTTTATTCTTTTGTGTATGTTCAACAGCGGCCCGCAGGGCAGCGGCGATTGCGTCTCCGCAATCTTCAAACACACCAACACGCTCCATTACCTCGTTGTAGGCAGACCAAACTGCTTCAGATTGGGGAGAGAGGCGATTCATTCGTTTTCTCCATAGGTAAGGAAGTTGAAAAGTTTCTCAATACGGTTAACCTCGTGATCAAACTCCTCAGCGACTTCAAAAGGCTCTAGGTTTTGTTCAAAAGAAAAGTCGGTGAGTTCCTGACACGTTACCTCCCTAAGGCGATTAACGATGAAGGCTCTTAAGGCTTTTCTGGTTTTACGATCCACGGATGTTCTCTAGTTCATTGGCAAGGGAAAGACTATCGGGGCAGGAGGGCTAGGGTGGCGACGGGAAGCACCAAGCCCGCGAACCCCAACCCTACCCACCACCATGCGCTTTCGGGCAGGCCGGGGCGAGCCTGGAGCAGGCCATCGGCGAAGCAGTGATTGATGGCGACCACGGTCAGGGCGAAGTAGAGCGCGACAAAGGCCATGCGGGCAAGCATGACCAGGGCGACCATGCGAGCCAGAGCCTCCAAGGGACTAGGAACCATCTCAGTCAGGTTGCCGGGGGAAGGGTTGCGGGGTGGGGCGGCCGAAGCGGGTAATGGCTCGTTGCAGCAAGTCAAGAAGTTCGTCGTCCTCCGGACTCCTCCACATGGTTGGTGCAATGACAGTGCCCCAGGCTCTGTCTTGACGGAGCCAATCCAAGACGTCTTCCTTCGTCGCCTTCGGCTCGATGGTGGGGCGGCCCCAGCGGGCGAGGGCTTCCTGAACAAGTTGAAGAAGTTGAAGACTTCCGCTCAGGTCACTGAGGCCCAGCTTATCGGCCAGTTGCATGATCTGGCGCCGCGTGGGCTCAGCCCCCAACGCCTCCGGCTGGGCCAGGGCGGCTTTCATTCGTTCGACAATAGGTCCCGCGTTCTCAGCAAAGTCTTCCGGGTTTGTAGTGCGACTCCAGCAAAAAGTCAGCTCAGCGCACAGAGCGCGGTAGTCGGTGGGGGTTCTTTCCATAATGTAACTATAGCGCTTTCAGCCCCCAGGGTAAAGGGGGGGGGGGTAAACCGCCCTTTAAGGGACGGTTAACCGCCTTGGGGCAGGTTAAAGTCCAGAGAGCAGAAGAGGATTTGCCGCCACCGTGAAATGAGCATCTCCGCGTAATCTCTTCGGGAAGGTGGATTGGATTGTGGATCTCGATTTTCATAGAGGCCGAGGGACCACCCATCATTGATCTCCACTAGCGAATACCCCCGTAAGTCTGACCTCCAACCGATGTCCACAGAGTAAGCACTCGGCCCAACCATTTCGTGCAAAAGTTTAGAAACTTCTCGAACCAAGAAATGGTCCGGTTCTGGATTATTAAAGTCCGTATCGTCATAGCGAGACCACCCAAGAACTTGAGGACCGTTAACAAAGTCGTGTACGTAAAAGCGAAACTCGGACTCAAACCGCACAGGCTCACTGATCCAAACCAAAGTGTTTTCGGCAACAGAATCCGTTGAAGCCAAATCCTTTTTGATCGCTCCCGTAAATCGTTTGGTGCGCACAGGTTTCACAAACTCTTCATCCCCCGCTTCGGAAAGCATTCCACGCCGAATCTCGCGGGCCATGTAAGGCTCAAGGAAATCGTAGTGGAGTCCCTCTTCCGGAAGATTAATACCAATATGTTTGGCGTACTCCCGTGTGAACTCTACCGAGCCTACGGGAACATGCGAGAGCTTAAAGCATTTCGCATCGATTTCCGCAATTTCATCGAATGTTCTCGACACACAGGGATAGGGGGAGCAAACGCAAGCGAACTTTTCCGTATGCATAATGTCTCCTCTCTGAAGCAGAAAATGGAGTTCTTTCACGTCACTCTGAGAGATTATGTTGAAGCATGTTACAGAAAATTACCCCTTGTTCAAGAGCATCTTGTTCAGCAATGTGGGAGTGCTTGACTTTTGCCGGAAACCAGTGTCTTGGGTAGTTTCTCTTTACCGACTCTCGATAACCCTTCTTTAGAAGGGCCATTGCATAGGTCTTTCCATCGAGAGCTGAAAAGCTGAATGGAGATTTACCCGTGAATCGAATGAGATACCAGTAAACAAAAAGGAAGTCAAATCCTGCAGGAAACCCTACGAAAACCGGATTTGCTTTCTTAGTCATTCCCTGGGGAGTGTACCGTGTCAAGACTTTTTCAGCCCACTCTGAAAACTGCTCCATAGCTGCAGCTGGGTCAACTGGGTTTCTTCGGCACTGTTCGTAAGCGTCCCGATTCTCTTTTTGAGACCACCATTCCGAGGTTTTAGGATCGGGAGAGGATTCGGGAAGAGGTTCTAAATTGACTGAAAAAGTTTCGAGAAGTGCCCCGTTTGATAGAAAGGCGGCACTTCCGAGAGAAAGCATACTGTTGGGACCGGGAATGGGACCGTCGGTTTCAACATCCGTGCTAAAGTAGATTTCAGTCATAGTCAGAAAAAGCTCCTAAGATAAACAGGGTTAGACCAAACAAAAGGAAAAACGCAGCGATCGTAAGCATAGGAAGACGGATTAAACAATGAGAGAGTTAGGAATAAATTTCTGACTCCTCCAGTGCTTACCCGTCTGAACATGTCCCTCTCGAACAAACTTCGCAACAGAGGTTCCGAAGTCGTCATAGTGGAAAGACTGGGCGTATCGAACTACATACCCTTCGACTTTTGTTGTGTCCAGGGAATTTGCGATTTCCCGAATCTTCTTCTCGTTCCACTCTCCATTGTATAGGACAGGGACAGAGCAGATTCCCAGCATCGAGAAAAAGTCCTGGGTATCTTCCCAGGAAAGTGCACAGTTCCTTTCATCCCAAACGCTAAACCCGTAAAAATACGACTTCAGGTCTGAGTAGGAAATACTGTGACGAGCCCACAGATTCTCTCCGCAAATACGCCAACCGACTGGAATCTCGTGACGAATCTGAGCCCAGAACTGTTTCACCCAGGCCCGGTCCTCTCCGCCTTTGCTATCGAGGCTGCGAGCATGGATGTGGTCGCTATACAAGGTTGTATTCTCTCCGTCCATTTTCTCGGTTACAACAACCGTGCGACCCACAAAACTTTGAACGCTCGAAAGGACTTTGTCGTCACTCGTGACTGCCTCCGACCAGGGCAGGTGGAAGGTTCGAGGGTATTTTACGTGAGCCATCTCTCGAGCACCTGAACGTAACCTACTATAGGGCCATCCCCGAAACGCGTAAAGGGCGGGTTCCCGCCCTCTCCAGGATCGCTCCAGGGGAGCCATCTGTTTTGGTAACCCATTGGGCCACCCCACCCGAGAGCCCGCCTTTCCGGACTCCCTAGGCCTGGCTGGGGAGGACCTCGAGAAACTCCCAACCGGCTCCCGGTGGGTCCCTAAACAGCTTTACCTCTTTCGTCGTAACGTTTCGATACGGGGAAGAAAGCTTCCAGTTTGAGTTGCTACAGTGCTCTAACCCTTTCCCTCTCTTGAACTCTCTCCACTCTGTTGAGACCCACATTTCCGGCCACACACCGCGCCATTCTTTGTGCCTCTTTCCCTTTTCCGGTAAATTCTCAATCGAGTACCGCATAAACTCCCGTCTACAATCTTCGCACTCAAGCTTTTCCAGATATATCATGTTTTCTCGAGAGTAAAACACGAGCGAGATGCGTTCCGCATCCTCTGACATCTTAACCATTTCTGTGTTTCCATGAAGAAGAGTTTGAGTATCGCCAGCGATGAAATCCCCATCCCGTAAATCAAAGGCGAGCCTTAACTCGGGAAAGACAAGGTAGTGTCCTTCGTAGTTACCTCTTGTCAAAGCTGTGAGAACGGCAAGAGCGCCTTTCAGGTTATTCTTGTCAACGTGGTAAGCAGTCCGAAAGTTAAAATTTAGGGTAATGCTTGTGAACGCAGTTCCGAACAAGTTGTAAGCGGGTTCCGAAACACGGGAAATAACGTCGCGAACGGATTGCCAGGTGAGTGGAAAAGTCTGACGAAAGCCTTCGCAAGCAGCAAAGTATATAGGCTGGTAAAGGGAGAAGCTATCGTAAAATTTCACGGTCGTCCCACTGAGTCGCCCGTAAGGAAATCTGCACCCTCGGTCTATGGCACCAAGAACATTGCTATAGCAATGGTTAAAGTTTAGCTGGATACTAATGAAGTTATCCATCGCGTCTTTCGTGGTTTGAACTTTGTTTTCCGATGGCAACCACTCGTTCTCAAGCCAGGGGTCAAACCATCCCCACAGAATCTTTCGCTTTCGAGAGATAAGATCTTTGCGATCTTCTTCCTGGAGGTCTTTCCTTTTAAGTTCTCGATCTACCTCTTTCAAAGTTTCTTTCACCTTAGGAAAAGCCTTCACAACTTGTTTCAGCTTTACCGTTTTGGTCGTGAGCTCGTCGGAACTATTTAGAACGTCTCTTGCTTGTTCCAGGGTTGTGAGTAACCCGGCACAAGACTGAGCAAAGAACGCAACCTGCCCCTTTGTCAGGCGAGCTTCAGGTCTTGTAGTAAACTCTGTTCCTGCGACGACACCTCTCTGGGTTCCGTACACTTCACGAGAGGCTTTACGAAAGAACTCCCAAACGTCGGGTTGTTTCTCTCGTCCGTCTTTGAGTAAGGGAAACAAGGACTTTCGAAATGCCAGAACTTTTTTACCATCGACGAAAACGTCGCAATCCTCGCGAATGACCTCGTCGTAGTCTGACTCAGTGGGAAACTTGCCAACATATTCACTTTTAGAGCACAGTGCGAGTTCTTCTCGTGTTATCTTTCGTGGGTTGGTTCTTGAGCGCAAGTCTCTATCAATTTCTTCCCTAGTCTCTCTGTTCATACAAGACTCTACAAACGAACGTATTATACAATTCCTGAAGAAAGTAAATCTAAATCTACAAAAAAAAAAGAGGCCGGATAAGCCCCTTTCCTACAGAATCTTCGAAAACTATCGAACTCGCTTCACATGGTCCCAATGGGGGCTCTTCACAACGGAAGGTTTCACTTCAGGAGTCCGCTGAGCCGCTTTTCGAGCCCTAAGCATTTCCCACAAGGCTTGTTTCAGTTTCGGATCATCCGTTTTTTCGTACGCTTCCTGAAGCCGGGCAAATGCCTCGTCTCGGCGAGGAATGATAAGCCCATCCTTTTTTAGGGTAGTTGGAGAAATGTCAAGGGACTCACCTGCTTTCACTTTTGGACGACCAAAGTTTCCAGTGTGAACACCTTTTGTTCGAAGGCCATGATCATTAGCCATTTTTCACTGCCGGTAGATGAACTTTTTGTCAAAGGCGGCTTTGGCAACCGTCTTCATCTTGAGCGCGATATCCAGATCCGGAACCAGGGTGATCGGATTATCCAGAAGCTGAGGGAGAATTGAAGGTGCTTTCTCCGTAACTTCTTGATCTTGAAAATGAACCCGGTATTCGGTGCCAATCTCTTCACAGATGGCGTTGATCGCCATGGCTTTTTCGATAAAGTTGGCGCCGTGGCCCTGAACTCCGTCATCAAGACCCTTGGTGTGAAGGTACTTGTGAACCATCTCGTGAAGCAAAACGCTTCGGGTCGCGATCGGGTCGACCGCGATCTTTCGAGAAAGACGAATGGTCTTATCTTTGTAAGAGTAGACGCCGTAAGTCCTCTTACCAAGCCTTCCATCCCACTTCAGAGTTCCGTAAGAAGTTCGTACCTCACCGTTTTCGTCGGTAAAGGTGTGGGAAGGGAGGATAGGGAGTTCGCCGTTGAAAAAACGAGCGTTAAACTCTGCATACAGATCACCAAGGTCATACATCACCGTGGAATCCGGGCAGAAAGCTGTGAAAAAGGAATTCGAGAGTTGAGTTTTGAATTCCACTTTTTCTAGGGGGGAAGCGGAGGTCGGTCACACCTTTACTATAGGTGTTACAGCGGAGTTCTGTAAAGGGCGGGTTCCCGCCCTTCCCAAGAGGTCAGCCGAATTCGAAATAGACTTCCTCTACTCGATTCCAGCGAGTGATCGAAGGGCCAGAGTAGACGGTCACAGGCTCACGGAGAACTTCCGACAGTTCAAGAGCGGTGTCTCGAGCAACGTCCACCTGAGTGAAAGGACCCTCAGCGAAGGAGCATTCAGACGCGGTCCAGTAGAGAGACATGGCACCCGTTTCGAAGACCCCCTTACTATAGGGCTTATCGGAACGAAAACAAAGGGGGTAAACCGCCCTTTAAAAGTAGGGTTAACCGCCCTGCTGGAGGGCGTTAAAGTTTTTCAGAATCTTTTGACACTCTTCTGCTATTTGTTCTTCCCTTTGGCAACCGTCCACTGAAACTCGATAAGAGGGTGCAGTTCGTTCGTACCCGTCGTATACCCTCTCAAGGAAAAACTTTCCTTCTGCCTCAAAACGGTCATAACTTTGAGATCTACTACGAGTTCTATGAATTGACTCGTCAACTGGAATGTCAAAAAAGAGCTCCAGGTCCGGGTCGGGAAAACTGAAGGAAGAGAGAAGGTCCCTTACCCGTTCGACTCCAATACCTCGAGCGTAGCCTTGGTAGGCTAAAGTGCTTGAGATATAACGGTCGCAAAGGACCCAGTATCCCTCACTTAGGAGAGGCTCAATATATTTAGATACGTGCTGTACGCGATCAGCCAAAAGGAGAAGAAGTTCTGCCTCAGGGTGCAAGGACTCTCTTGTACTCTTCAGAATGTCCCTCACAGTGGGGATAAACCCTGGCTCTCTTGTGCGAATAACTTGGGAGTTTTTAGAAACCAGCCCGCTCTCTGGGAGCCATTCTTTCAAGCGTTTCAGCTGCGTGCTCTTTCCACTTCCGTCTAAACCTTCGAAAGTGATAAACTTTCCTCTCATGGCGGCCTTCTCAGAATGACCGAATACAGTTCAGTATTCTGAAACACCTCTGAAGTTCGAGTTGAATACTTTGAGAATAATCAAAGAGTCCAGCCTCGTCGGCTCGGGAAATGTCCCTTTCAAGCGACATGGTCCGAATTTCTACCAGGTCCCGAATGAGAGACCAATCGGAGAGGCTCAGAAAGTTTTGCATCGTCGGTAGTTTCAGGTGGTTTAAGGGTAGTCTTTCCTTGAAGTTGTTCAACCATGAAAGATGCTACTCTTTCTTGGTGTTCTGGGCAAACATTTGGAAGGTGGTAACTCATTTCGGAGAGGATTGCCATTACCTCTTTTCTCTCCTCCCTTTCTCTTTCTTTAGGGGAATCCTCGTCGGGGAAAGGAACCATAATTGTAATGGGTTTCAGTTTCATACTCTAACACAGTAAATTCCAAAGCTTTGAACCAGCTGGCAATTTTCGGGTTTGTCGTCAAACCACATTAAGGGTTTTCCGTAGTCAGAACAAATGGTGTTTATATGGTCCAACTTCACTAGCCAATCTGGACGACCATCGTCATTCGGCCGCATATATACTTTCAACGGGTGGATACCCTTTTCTGCCAACCAAGAAACGGTGTCTTCTCGTAAGTATTCTGGACGAGCAGTGGAGATAATCAACGGGATCCCTGACTTACGAAAGCCGAGGGCCAGATTCACAAGTTCACGATTTTCTGTTAAGTTGGTAACAAAGTCGTCAACGTACTTCTGAGAAGTTAAGGTGAGGTCTACGTCAAAAACGATCGAAGGAATGGTTCTCATTTTTTAAAGTGTGGGAATAGACCCTTGATACAGAGACCTATTATCGAATCATGACTGGGGCCTTTGAGCCATAACCAACTGTGCTTGGTAGAGTTTCTGCTCTTTTTCGATGATCTTTCTAACCAAAGAGAGGGGGCTCAGCTTTAGGGCACTGTTACTGTTTGCTTGAGAATTCATGGTATTTTTGCAAAGGATATTTATCGCGTTCCTTTGTCGCCTACTTCCGGTCACTTTTCGTAACCTGAACGATTGTTGTGGAGTTTGTTGAGGAGGAGGAAACCTCCGTACTTAGAGAACACCTCCACAGGTGCCCACTCGCTCCAATACTTTGAGGAAAGAAACCAAAGATCTCCCCTCTTATACACTCTCCCTACATATTCCCCGCTGCGAGAGCAATGGTAAACAACGAGATTTGGAAAGTTTTGAGAAATTCGAAGTGGGGAGAGGTACGGCACAGGAATCGAGTGGTTCATTATACCCGTTTTTTAAGAAAGTAAACCCTATTGAGACTTTTTGTGCGAGAGACGAGGCAATCTCTGCGAGCTTTCGCTTGCTGGATAGCTCTCGGTTTGGATTTTCCTTTTTGCTTACGACCCTTCTCTCGAGGGCCGAGTTTGCAGCGAGTCGAGTCGTTTTCCATGCACCTATCATACCTGGTTACAGCAGGTGGGTAAAGGGCGGGTTACCGCCCTAGGCTTTAGGGGCACGGACCAGAGAGAAACACACCGGATAGGTTGAGAGAGAAGCCAAGGGCAATCACTAGAACTACGTCCCACTGTTTTTGACGAATAAAGAATGGAAAGTTCAAAAGACTTCCGAAGAGAAGAATGATTAACCCTAGCTGGCGATTTCCGAACAGAACAAGGTACTGACCAGGAAACATACAAAAGTTTCCCAACACACGAGCGTTGCTACTCAGAGTAGACATGTGTCTGAAGAATGACACCAACCTGTTTAAGTTCATCAAGATGTTTTTTGCCCCAGGGAATGTGGCACCAAATTACCTTCTTGTCATTGGTTAGCAGTTGCACTGCTACTTTTTTCATGGTCGGATCGAGAGAGAGCCTGTAGAATTTTACCTAGCCTCTTCGGCTTCAGGAAGGACTTAAACTCGAGACCTTCAAACAAAGCAGTCACAACCTCGGTCTCAGGGTTCGAGGAAGCAAACCACGACAGATCAGGGATGTCGTTCTCGAGTGTCACTAGACGGTAATTACCCGTGAATGTTTCAGAGTGGTTCGAGACTTTGGAATGAAAAAGGATCCGGTCGTAAAGGGTCATCAGAGGGTCAAAAGTTTTAGCCTTCGACTCGTTTACAATCTTGGCTGCCGTCTTTGGCCCTATCCCAGGAATACCTTTCACATTGTCAGAAGCGTCTCCTGCCAAAGACTTGATAAAGCGGATCTCGTCCGGTTCCACTCCGTAATCCTCTCGCACCATGTTTTGGTCAAACAGGACCATTTTCTTAGCGGAGTTAAAGAGTAGAACCTTGACTCGGGGCGTGACCAACTGTAAGAGGTCTCGATCACATGTGAGTATGTGAACTTCCGTAAATGCCCGAGAATTTCTGGAAATATGCGCGATAATGTCGTCGGCTTCGAAACCCTCTTTACCAACCGGAGTGAACCCGAGAGCCGGAAGAACGTCCTCAACAAGAAGGCTCATGTCCGCAATATGCTCCATGCTCAGCTTGTTTCGGTTCGCCTTATACTCTGAGCCTTCCCTTTTACGGAAATTTCCCCCTTTATCGCAGCAAGGGACAATGCAGTCATATTTATACTTATCTGTCACAGAGAAAAGTGCATTGCAGAAACCATAGGTTCCTGTCACAGGTACTCCAAAACTCGTTGTCATTTCTCCCATAGCTCGTGTGAGGGCGGAGCGAGAGCGGTGAAAAAGAGCGGAAGTATCGACTAGGAGGAGTTTCATGGTTTGTGAAAAAATTGCTTAAAGGTGTTCTGAGTGACGTTGTAGGCTGTTAGGCAGCCGTCCCTTTTACTGTAAGCTCCGGTATCAATGTTGACCCTATCTTCTTTAACAACTGGCTGCCTCTTCACTCCTCCGTCTTCAAAAAGGGTTGGAGTATGACCATGAACAACTTTTTTCAAGTTCGGGCTCCACTTATGGAACTCTGGCCCATGCTTCAGGAACGGCTCTCGCATCCATAGAAAAGATTCGGCACGATTTTCATCAATGGTCTTTTGAGGATCGTGTCCCGGGAAGATCCCCCCGTGAACGAATAGAACATCCCCAATCGTCATATAGATTGGGAGTTCCCGAATCCACTCGGTATGGAGACGCTTTATTTCCTCCATTTGATCGAAGTTTGCCCCGTTTTGAAGCCACTCCCCCATTCCCCAGTTAGGAGCCGTGACGTAGTCCAAGAACATCCTTTCATGGTTTCCCATGAGCGCATAAAATGCCTGAAGCCCCCAACCCTCGGAGTCTTCGAGGAGGTTACGAGTTTTCTCTAGGACGTTAAGGTCTTCTCCTCCTCGATCTATCATATCCCCCAAAAGAACGACTGTGCAACCAGTGTCCTTCACCCACGCAAGAAACTTATCGTAAAGGGTTGCGGTTGCGTGAATATCCCCGAGGGCAATCACGTCCCCAGGGATTATGTCGTCATTAAATTTCACAGTCATGTCTTAGTGCACAAAGCGAACTTTGGAAAAACCCTCGTTGTAGATGTTCTTTATGGACGCCTCAAGGCTGGCGTGCATCTTTTCAATCACGTATTCGGGAACAAACCGAGGACGGGATGCGTTCTGATTAAGGCAGACCTTCAAAGGCTTGTAAACGACGACTGCCACAACTTCGTCGTAACCATAAGAAAGAAGCATCTGAAGAGCGTCCTTACGGTAACGAGACTTGTAGTGAGTGTTATCCAGAATGATCGTCTTACCGACGTTGTCCTCCAGGATCTCGATCATACGATCGTGAATTTCGGAGTAGTTGCCCTGGATGTTTGGGTCGCCGTACAGCTCCTCGCGAATCGTGTCGCCGTTGATGATCACGGATCCCGGGATTTCCTTGTGGAGCTGGTTTGCCCAGGTGGACTTTCCGGAACCAGGGGCACCGACCATCATGTAGGCTTTCATTGGAGAGGTTTTCTCGTTCATACCCTTATTATAGCGCCAGCGCCTCCCTGAACAGGGCGGCAAACCGGCCACCCAAAGGGTGGGTTACCGCCCTCAGCTGTTGCAGAAGAAGTGGTATTCCTCCAACCATTCTTGCAGAGGGTCGTCATTTATGACTTCCCCACTGTTTTCGACGTAGTCGCGAACCACCCACGCTTTCTCAGAGAACTCTCTCTCACTCCATGGGGGTTGTTGATCACCAATGGATAGACCTGATTTTCCGCGAGTTAAACGGAAAAGTTTTTTCTGAATGCGTAGAGGGTCTTTCATTTGGGGTTAGCCTTTATCCGGAACAGGAAAAAATTCTTCGGGAGTCGTGTACTTCTCGATCAAGTCGGTGTACCCCGCGTTTAGGACCGATTGGAGAAGGTCTTGATCCTCTAAGTTTTCCAGAAAGTCTTTCAAATGAAGGGAATATACACGTAGTAGTTCACTAACGGGAGTGTTGTTAATGACTCTGGAAACTACTTCGTTCTCAAACTCTTTGCGATTTTCCATAGACATGTTCTTAGTTTCAGTTTGGTTCTTAGTTGTTGGGATCAGCATCTGGGAAGTTACCTGCTATTACTTCGATTTCTTTCCTTTCTCGCATTTGTTAAACTTAAATCTAGGAAAGAACTTCTTACGTAAGCGATACTTACATTTTCTTCTCAGCAGAAGAGAGAGAATGTCCCAGCACCAGCGTCTTTTCGTATTCTTTCTGATTACTAAAACTTTTTCTCCTTCGAGGCCAAACTTGGGTGTGGTTCGTCCTTTCCAGTTCAAGCCGATTCCGGGCTTACTTTCTAGGTGAATGACCGGAACTTCCGGCAAAAGCTCTCTTTTGTCCCTCGGCCACTTTTTAGCGTGAAGGACATCGGTTCGATCCGCGAAACCGTGTTGATCTGGGTATTCGTAGACCCCTGACCCCTTTGGGTTCCATAGCTGAAAATAACCGATCGGTTCATACCCGCCATGGTAGTTTTTGTACTCAGCCAACCGCACCCCTACCGGGAAACTATCTAAGTGAATAAATATCCAGGAATCTTGTAACGGAGGAGTAGTGTCCAGAAAGTTCAACCACTCTCTGTACCCAGGGCACATTAACCTATCTGCCCCATAGAGTTTTTGCGGGTCTAACGGAAGATTTTCAAGGATGTCTCGAGTTAAAGGGGGCAGGTATATATCTGAGTCTAGGTGAAGAACCCACCCATCGAGACTCAATCTTTTCAAACCTTCGTTGATACCTTTTCCTTTGTTAAAGGCATCTCCCCCTTCGTAGAAAACGTCTGTCTGAACACATTCTACGTTATAAAAATCGCAGCACTTTTTGGTTTCTGCGTCTTTCGTGTCAGTCACTACGACTAACTTGTTGAACTGGTTTCTTACGCTTGGTAAAGTGTGCCTTAGGAAGTCTGAGTAGTTCACGCACACGATAACGGCTTCAAGCTTCATCTTCAAGGTGAGGGGTCGTTTAACTAAGTTTACCCTCATCACTTGTTTAGCTTTTTAGACGAAGCCAGCTTCGAAGAGTCGCAAATTGACGAATCTTCTCTCGAACTTCTGCTGAATCTTCCAGCTCACAAGAATCCTGAAGTTGTTGAAGATAGTTGTCAATGGCTTCAAGGGCCATGTCGTGATCTTGTCGCGAGAGCAGGCTCATTGGTAGCCCCTCGGGGTATTAAACTTTCTCACTCGAACCTCGTTCAATCCCGCCATCGGCCTCTCTTGGCTTGGAAGTCCTGAAGTGAAGACGTCTGTGATCTGCCAAAGAAAGTGCTCATCCATCTCCTTCAAAGATTGAGAAACGGGTCGAATCGAAACTCCCTGATTCTTATCAACTTCCTTTAAAAGGTCTGACACAAATTCTTCAAGTGAAGTGTCGGTTCCGGTTTTAGGGAGCCCTACAATCAAGCTGCGGGAATCTCCTTTTCGCTCTAGAAGTTCTTCCAAGAGGGATTTGGAGCCTCTCTTCAAGTCTTCAACAGAAACTTTAACTTCAGGCTCGATTCGGGTGGAATAAACTCCTCTGTTGCTAGCTTTTCTTCGGACAAGATCTACGGACCCTCTCACCCCTTTGCGGAAACTTCGGAAAAGAATCTCTGACTCTGTGAATAGGCTCTTGAAGGGGTTGTAGCCAAGGGACTTACAGAAGTATAAATCGGAAAAAGAGTCCGAGGGGCTCAAAGTTTGAATTTCCCAAGTCACTTGGGCGAGAATGTTCTTAACCTCGTGAAAGCCTATCGAAGAGAAACCATTTGAAATGGTAAAATCCCATGAGGCCATCCAGCTTAGAAAGCCGGGGGAGTAGGATCCATCTTCTTTTTGAAGACCGTTATAGGCCCTCAAGTGGCTGTGTTCTCCACTGGCCAGTTCTTGAATCGAACTCGGTTTGGTCTCTTTTCCGAAAGCGTCCTTGTAGTAGTAAAGGTCCGCGGTGATTACATCGATTGCTTCCACCTTTTCCCGAAGTTTGTCTTCGAGAACCTTTCGTTCCTTGGGAAATCGGCCGTAGTTTGTGTAGTCTCGAAGCAAGATAAGCCTGGACTTAAGTTCCTGGGGAGTTAAAGAGTCAACCCACCTCCAGAACTGAAGGACTTTTCTCCAGTTGGCACCGAGAACGAGCCAGGGTTCTTTGAGCACTATTCCCGGATTTTCACTTGAAAAGTCATTGAATCTTCGAAGAAGGATGGCGTGAATGGTACTTGTCCCGAGTGTCTTCGCTGCGAAAGTGTCTAGAGACTCAGGGTAAGCATCCCCCGTTTCAAAAACCCTTCCGGAGAAGAGCCCTGAAGAAAAAGCCTTAAAGTCGAATTTCCCCATACTCAAAGCGTCCATTACTACGACACTCTGAGCACAGGGATTGCAGTCTCGGTCAAGAGCGGCGCCCTTTGAAGGTCTTTTCTCAACCGATTCCCACTTTTGGTATAGCTTATTGATTAGCTTTTTGTTCATACCTTCTTAATTAGTTTATAGGCGCCTAGGGAATCGAACCCTAACTAGCCGGTAATCTGCCGGAGCGGTCCTTATAGGGGACCCTGTGCTACCTTACACCAGACGCCCAAATCAAAGGGCCAAAAGGCCCTCAAATATCAACCTTGAATCAAGTCCCAGTCCCTTTTGCAATCTTCGAGAACAGTTAGAATTTCGCTGGCTGTTTCTGCCAGGTCAAGACGGAGGAAGGCACTCTTACGGAATTCCAGGTGTTCCGCAATTTTCAAGGTTTGCTTTTGAAAAGTCATTTCGGGTAGTAGTTGGTTTGGTAGTGTTGACCCAGACGTAGTATAGCCGGGTCTCGTCGTGGTAAACCTAGTTACGCATCGACGTAATAAGGCGAGCGGTCCCTGGAGATCGGTTCTCCATCATTTTTCCTACTTTAGCTAGCTCATCTTGTTTTAGAACCATTTGGTTAAAGTCTTCGGCGGATCTCCAAAAGTTTGTGATAGTGACTTGACCATTTGCCGTATAGGTTGTGTCCTTCTTTAGAAATCCCGGCTGCCGTTGAAGCCAGGGATTCCAAACTTCGCTATCCGCTTTCAAATAGTCCTTCGAGAACTCAGGTGGCTGGACCTGAAAAATCAGTCGTTGAATCAGCATCGGTTTCTCGTTTCCAGATTCCCCACTTTCCGATAGGGCACTCCATGTTTGCTGCGGCAGTCTTCAAGGGCATGAAACATTGGCAAATGTCGCACTTTTGAGAGTCAGAGATAAACCTATCGCAATTTCTGCAGATTTCTAATCTTTCCGCAGCAGTTTTACGAGGGGCCACTGTAGGATCCGCCAAAAAACGTGCGGCGGAATCTTTGAGAGAGGCAGCGAAACTTCTTCTACAGCATTCTGTGGGTTGTTCTTGTGTCATATCTGAACCTCCTGGTAGTTTTACCCTTCTGAACAAGTCTTCAGTCGTCTCGTTCTTTCGCAAAGACATCAATGAAGGTGGACAGGTCTATACCTACCAAGTCAGCGAGGTCGGTCATCTCAGAGTCCGACAGAGTGTCTTCTGGAACAAAAGTTTTGTGAATCAAACGGCAAGTGGAAGCAGGAATCACAGTCCCTGAAGAGTCGATTACCAGCATTTCTTGAAGGATTTCTTGGGCAGTATTCATGTCTGTGTATGGAAATGGGAGGGGGGACGAAACAACGCCAGCCTCTCTGAGCGATCCGCAAGGGAGCTTGGCGGCCGAGGCTCAGGGGCCTGGGTCGGGTCGGGTCAGCGGTCCTTCTGGGGCTCGCCAAGGACAGGCTGAAGGCCAGGGATACCCAGCTGCCCGTTACCGGATTCGATACGTGCCAGGCGTATACGGTCCATACGTTTAGGCGTGAGCAAAGTGAGAAACACTTCTGGATGGACCTTAACAGGGACCCCTGTACTTCCAGGGGCTGGCATTACCAGTCTGACGTAGGGGTTCTTTATTCGAAAGGGAAGATATTCGTCGAGCGGCTCAGGGCGACTTCGAGCCACTATACCTAACGATGTCGCGTCGTAAAAGTCGGGCTCGACTTGTTCTTCGGCCCACTTTTCTGCAGTGTCTTCGTCCGGCGCCCATACCAAGACTTCCTCCTCAGCAACCCATTCCTCAGAGAGAGTAACTCGAAATAGGTTTAGGTCTTCGGCGTCCATTCTAATTCTCTCTGCTTACGAAGGAGGCGTGGCACAGTTTTGCAGAGGCCCAATAAACTTCTCAAAGATTGGGACAAAGACAGGGTTCGTCACCATTCCTTTCAGCTCTCCGGTTGCGTGGTGAATGCAGCTCAACCCGACATAGCCTGTACTGTTTTGGGAAGGGGTCATCGAGGTATTAACCGACTGGGGGAGAATACTTGGAGCCTTTTCACGAAGACGATTCACCTTGTTGGAAACATTGGCAGATACTTTCCCTACCAATAGGATATCGATATGGTTGAACTCCCTTTCAATATTCTCCCAATCTTCTTCTTGAAGATTATCCAACCTTTTCCAAAAGTCGAGTACGGTCTCATAGTTTGGGCCGAGGTACTTTTCCGGATTGGTTAGAACGTCGGACGGGGCTCCCTCCGTGGTGTCATTAATTACTCTGAGCAAAACCGAGTGGGATACCGATATGCCGAGAAGCTCTGCGACTTCCTTATCGGCATCGATCTGCTCCATTTGAAGAAGGTCTTCCTCGGAAAGTCCTGCCGCGATATGTAGGACTTGCCCCTGGGCGCACATGCAAGTTGTTGGCGGCTGGCCTTCTGCAGGGGGCTCACTCGAAATCAGATGCCCCTTGAAAGGGATGTTTCGCGGGTCTTTCCAGAAGGAAAGAATTTTCTCTGTGGCTGTGTTCATTTAAATAGAGTCAGGAGTTACGGGAAATTACTTCTTGGAGAAAAGTCAGGGCATCTTCGGAGTCGTCGTAGAAGTGACTGTAAGCCTCCAAACCCAACAAGACTCGGCCAACGCCTGCTGGATAATAGTCGAATGTAAGAGGGCCAGCCATTACTTGGGCGAAACCGGCGATGCAGTGAACGGTTCCACAATTATGGTAAGTGACGTATGGTACACTAACCGAATGCCACTTTTCCATGTTCAAGTTATGCCGATCCCTTTCTACAATCCAAAGGGCAACATGGAGAAGATTCTCCTCCTGTTGCTGCGGGCTGAGGTCAGGATTCAACCAGTCGCTAGGAATGTGGGGTAACCTGGGCAACCCCGGAGTCATGTCCTGTGAGGCCAGTTCGAGCTTCTGTCGAGTCTGTTGGGTCAGAGTGGTCATTTTAAATAGCGTTGTTTCGATATGGACTATCAAAGGGTGGCGATTAAGCCACCCCCAGGATTCAGACCGCAGCCATTTCGAGAGCCACTTGCATTGCGCGAGTGTTGATTCCCCGACCGGAACCAAAGTTGGCGTAGTTGATACGACCAGCCTCGGTCTTCTTGCTCCGATTAGAGCTGAAATCCGTTACGGCATTGAAGGCGTCGTAGAAGGTCCGCCCTTCGTTGCCGGCACCGTTGTAGAACAGATCGTTGAGCACTTCGATGTTTCGCATCTTCTCAGCGTCCTTTCGGTACGTCGTCTCAAGGAACGAGCGAAACTGCGAGGAAGTGCACGTGGATTTTGCGATGGTCTCCACACTCTCGGAGTACTTTTTCATCGCCGTATTCACAAAGTCGACCACCGCCGAGCTTTCCAGAATACGCTCGTTCACACCTTCCGAGTGGCGAAACTTTTCACCGATGTCGCTGTAAGCCATTGCGAATGTGTTACCGCAGATGACGCGAGTTGCGGTAGGACCGATTGCCACGGAAGCGTTTCCAACGTGTCCGTTGAGCAGAGTGATCATCGCACGATAATCCTCACCAACAACACGGAATTCCTCGTTCAGCGATGCTTGGATGAAAACGCGAGCACCATTCTGAAGGTACCCTTGATTGGCAATTGAAAGAACACCTTCAGAGACCATCGGTGAGATCAGGTTGTGAAGGCTTTCGTTCTGAACCGTCTCGTAATTGGCCGAAACGTAACCGAGGCGAGCGTCGGTGTCATCACGGTGCACGGCGACGAGTTTGGGGTCCGGAACCCATTCCCCTTTGAAGTTCATGCTGGCAACAGCTCGATTGCTGACGGTCCAGTTGAGGTCGTTGGTGATTGCGAAAGCAGGCATCGGTTTCTTGAGCTTGTTACCTAAGTAGTTTAGCGGGAATCGAGGCGAAGGCAAAGGGGGTAAACCGCCCTCCTGAGGGGCGGCTTTCACCCTTGGGCAGCTAGGCAGCTATCGTACACTTCGAGAAGGTGGGCCATTGCATCCTCTGCTTCCTCCAGTGTGGAGAAGACAGGGGAAATGTTTTCACAAGAGTACGAAAATTCGCCGAGTTTTACGGTTTCCTGCAGAAACCAATTCCCGGAGACCGGATCAAAGCGAATGGAGACCTGGATTGTGGGATTGACTTTCATACTATAAGTATAGCCCCATCCCCCGAAAAAGTATAGGACGGGAAACCGTACCCGAGGTACGGGAAACCCTACTCAGCCAGCTTGCTCTCTCTTTTTTCTGGCTCGCTCTCGAAGTTCACGCGCGAGTCTTTGAATTGACCTATTATGTTTTCTTCCGCCTGCCATTAAGCGAGCGGCGTGTTGTTCGTCTTCTGAAGCTTCAGTCTTAAGCTTTGTAGGGTTCACCGGAATGTTCGGGGGAAGGCATTTTCCTGCCGTTCCGAAGCTGGACCCATCTGGGCGAACGCAGCGTGTGAAATCGTAGTTTTCAGCTTCGCTGAAGTTTTCGGACGCCAAGTGATGGAAAATTTGTAGGCTCTCTTCTGAGAAAGATCCTTGCATTTTAAGAGGGTGATCTATTAGATTTTACCCTTTCGCAATCACTCTCGAGCCCACCACTGGGTGCATCTTTGAGAGCACTTTAGCTCTGAGACGGGATAATCCATACCTTTTCGGAAAGCATTCTTTTGAACTTCCGGCGGGTCGTCCCCGGATATCAACGATCTGGTCTCGGCTTTCGCTGAGCTTAAAAAGAGAAAAGCTGTAACAAGAATAACGAAGAAAGTCCTCATGACAAACCGAGATTGCGTAAAAAGCTTAGAATCCTTTGAAAAAGATTCTGTGGTTTCTTCCAGAGGGTTAAGGATTCGAGTTCGTCGACGGAGGCTTCGTCAGCCCAAAGCTGGAAAGATACTGTGTCTAGTGCTAAGATTTCTTCAATCTTGCTTATAGGGGGAGTGGGAGCTATTAGAACTGGTTTGGTGGAGGCTAATCGTCCAAAGTCTTTCTTGTTTTCGCCAGCTGAGGAGTGAACTTGCTTCACCTTCCGAATTGCGTCGAGGCGAATACCATAGTGAGAGATTTTGTTTTCTCGCCTCATTCGGTCTTCTTCTGAGAGCCCCCTCTCGTCAAACTCGGCCCACTCCTTCCGTATAAAGCTAATAAACTCCACCTCCTCGTCGGTCCAGATTTCACTCTCCCCACTGTAGAAAACAAGAGTAGTGGATTCGGTCCGTGGGTCGTAAAAAGAGGATTTAACTTTTTTCTTGGCTAGATCCTGAGTTTGTTCGTTGAACCCTCCAGGAACGTTCACAATCCGAGGCACCGGAGATCCTGGAACATCTGTGAAGTAGTCCATTCTGCAGTCTAGGGCACTGACCTAAGCTTAGGGTTAAGCTGATATGAACGGAACCGGCAGGACTCGAACCTGCAACCTCTCCTTTAACCTAGGGATTTGTACTGCTGATGTATCTTTGACAAGATAGCTTTATAGCGCTCTATCCAGTTGAGCTACGGTTCCAATTGTGATCTGATCTTTCGCTAAGCGAAAAGTCGAAGGGGCAAGATTCGAACTTGCGTATGGCGGTCCCTTTAGCGTATAGTTAATTGCTGAATCATCACTTAACTCGATGATCTTTTTTGCATTACCGCTGCCTAACCACTTGGCTACCCTTCGTCGGTTTTCAAGATGAGTTTTATGCTGGACTTGAACCAGCTAGCACCGGGTGTTTAACACCCGTGCATTATCCGTTTGTTGGCGGCTGCCTCATCTTTTTCTTTGTTTTGCAAAGAACGCCAAAATCAGGAATCGAACCTGAGCTACCTCCTGAACATGGATTATTGGAGATTGCTGTCCGGACCTTATACAAGGTCACCGATTTTTAAGCGTGCTACCACTACACTATTTTGGCTTTAACTTGAGTTAAACAAGATGAGTTTGTTATTTTTGCAAGCGCAAAAGGTTGGAATCGAACCAACAGTATCCAGTTTAGGATGTTGCTGCCTCATCTTTGATGAAATTTCCGTCTAACGGAAATTGGGGAAGAAGGAATCGAACCTCCATCACGTCCGCATGAATGGAATTTGTGTAATTGCTGTCTGTATCTTACCAAGATAACTGAATTACGTGTGCTACCATTGCACCATTCCCCGTTGTTTCCAGATTTGGCTCTGGAGATGAAACTAGATGGGAGGCAGACAGAACTGCCTTCTCTCGCACGCGGGAGTTTGGACCACCAAAAAGGAATCAAACCTAAACTTGCTGTCCCATCTTATCATGGTTTAGCTAGATGATTTTGTTTTCTACACCAGAAAATAAGAATTGCTGAATCATCTAAGGTAATGATAGTGGGGCCTCTAAAGAGTAAACCCCACTACAATCAGTTTGAGAAGACGGAGCCGATGGCGTCGTAACGCTCGGTGTAAACTGTATCCTTCATAGTATCGATCGGTGTAACAACCTTGCCGGTGAGCAGAGACTTCAGGGTAGAAGGGCTGCAACCGGAGACTAGGCAGGTTCCCGTGTCGTGCATCTTCATCGGAACGTTCTCGTAGGAATTCACATTCCAGAACACAAGCTCAGGCATCGAGTATCCCGCTTGGGCGTACTTGATACGGATAGCTTCGAAGTTCGTAACGGAAGCTCCAGAGCAGCACCGGTCAAACTGCATGTCAGAGACAATAATCAGCTTGCGAGGCATGTCACTCTCGGGAACACTGTTCTTGACCGCTGTGTTCAGCACAAGGTTGAATACCGCTTGCAAGTCCGTATTCATCTGCCAAGCGGCCTGCGACAGATTCCGAATGCGAGAAGCAATCGTAGCTCCGGTCACGGTCTGCAACTCAGGGCAAGACGAGAAGGTCAGAAACTTATCCTTCCAGATTCCTGTGTTTCTCTCAGAGATGTACATCGCCAGAGAGATGGAAACTGCCATCGGCGTTCCCCTCATGGAACCTGAAACGTCCGCAACAACCAGTCCATTAAACTCTTGACCATCCATGTAGTTCGGCAGAGCCTCCCACATCAGGTTGAGAGTTTGATCGTTGGTCTCACGTCCAGTTAAATACTTGTCTACGATTTCATAGGGGTACAACGTTCCTGCGTTAATCTTGGCCTCGCCCTTCTCAACCGAGTTGAGGTAGGCTTGGTAGCGATCTCCGTCACGTTTGGCGAAAGCCTTACGGTACATGAAGCCAGCCCGTGAAGGAAGCTTGCTGTAATCAATTCTTTCCCACTCACGAGCGCACATCGCTTGTTCAACGATGCGAATCCTCGTTCGCAGGGCAGCCAGAGCTTTACGGTACTCCCTCGCATTCCAACCCATGGTTGCGGCAATCTTTCGGCCAAGCCTCCTGGAGTTCTTGCTGGAAGCGTTCACTGAGGGTAGCCACTTGGCTACCAGAGAAACAGGGTTTTCAACTTCGGTGTTCAAGTCAGCCGTAAGCTGAGCCTTGATCATGTTCAGAGCCGTGTCCCAAACAAGGGTGTTCTCCAGGGAGAGAAGGTCGTCCCAGCGACCGTATTCGGGAATGAGGGAAACCAGCTTGGCTCCGATGGTAGCATCGCTGCGGACCAGTTCTTGGAACAATTCTCGGAAGATCTTACGCTCTCCTTGACCACCACGAATGTCACGAGCCCAAAAGAGAATGCGCGTTGCCGTTTCGGGATCTTCGGCAAACGCTAAGCTGAACAGCTTCATGGCTTGGGCAACGTCATTGCGGCAAGCGGCAATTTTTCCAAACAAGTCCAGGCACCGAGAACCGGTGGACTTGTAAGCTTTTGCCCCATTGACAGTTGTGGTAGTATTCAATTCGTTTTCGAGTGCGTTCAAAAAAGTTGTCATTTTCTTTCGTCCAAGTTGATTGTTCTTTTTCAAATACAAGGCTGGATCAACTTTGTATAACGGTAGTTTTGTCGGTACAGTGACGTTTGTATTTGGAGTACAATGTTCTACTGAACCACCGTTCAAAGACAGCATAGTGCGGCTACCCTGGCAGTAAACTCTGCCTCTTACCAAGAGGCCTGGTATACAAAGCCCCAGTTCCAGTTATCTTTGAAATCCTCGTGCGCAAGAATCTTCTCGAGTTTCGCCGAAGTGTATTCGAGTTGGTAGTAATAGTATTCGTCGTAGTCTGTGGAGCCAAAGAAAAAGCCGGATTTGGTAGGTAGAATGGCTTCTGGCCCCTCGCCAGGTTTATTTTGGGTTTCAAGCGCTAACCTACAGCGAGTCAGGAGATTCTCCAGATCTTCTCGAGAAACGTGGATATCCTCGCAGTTGTCCTCACCGTCGCCTAAACTGACAAAGTAATTGTGAATCTGATTGGCTTTGCGCCAGTAAACGATTTCCACTCGCGTACGAGCAGTTGGGGCGTTATGATGGATAAGACCCGTAAGGCCGAGGCTTTCAGTGATTTTTTCGAACTCCTCTCTATTATCTGAAAGAGATAGAAATTTTTCTGCAAAAAGGTAAGAGTCAAGTCCCATGTTTGTTTTAGTTTATTGTGTGATTAGCGGAGGTTTTCCACCCCTGCAATTTCTTCCTGAAGACGTTCGACAGCTTGTCGGGCCATACCTTCCCAGAATGACGGGTCGAGGGTCAGATTAATTCCCTTTTCTAGCCAATCTTTAAATTGAGCGTTGTGAATAGCATCTCGCCCGACTTTCGTGAAGCGGCCACGGGACTCGTTCCAAATTTGTTCAAAGCTCATAGTTGGTTTGTTGTTCAGTACTCTTTTAAATTGAGCGAGTTAATACGTTCCTGGCGACGGTTTTTCAGTTGTATAGCAGTCGCCCTTCTTGAAGAACAAGAGAGGAATCTGACTCTCTTCATACCGTTTGTACCCGATAAAGTCTCCATCCCAACAATCGACGTGCGGGGAAATCCATTCGAAAAACGCTTCAATCTCTCCTCCGTAGTTCTTAATGTCCCCTTTACCTAGTAGGGACCACTGTTTTGAAATTCTATCCCATTCCAAATACTTGCAATGGGTTCTTGGAGTATAGTAGCTGCAGTTACTAAAGAGCATGAACCACCTGTCCGGGTAGCCTTTCAGAGCTTCTTCCTCAGCCTCAGGATCGAGTTTTCCACACATTGCCTTAAGAACGTGAATCACCTCCTCAGGTGTTTCCCGTTTCAGGTCTACATTCACGTAAATCTCAGTGTACATTCCCATTTTATCATCCTCAAGTGGTTAAGTGGCGCACCACTTGCGTAATGCGCCCGACCCTTAAATCACTTATCCGTCAAACCTCCGGGGAGAAAGTCCATCTTGGCACCATTGATGATAACCATCTTTTGAATGGAACCATTCGCAAAGGCAGCTTTGAGAATCTCATTTCGCTGATACTCAAGCGATTGACTCGTTACAGTAGAAGCAAGAGCTTTATTCTCTTCTGCTTTCAATTGTGCGGTTTCGGTTTTCACTTGTTGCTCTTTGAGAGCGGATTGTGCGGCAACCACACGATTGACCGAAGCAACAAGGTCGTCTGGGAGGTCGGCCTTTCCGACGATAATGGAGTCTACAGTAATTTTACCTTCGAGTCCATTTTTCTTGAGGGCTTCACCAAGATTGCTCTTGATCGTGTCCTGAATTTGCTCAAGGCTGCTATTCACAGAAAGAGCGGGAAACTCGTCTACAGACTGATTCACTGCGGACGTAATCAGTCGGGAGATATAGCTAGCCATCAACTGAACCTGACCGTTTTCACCGATTCCGTGATTGGTCATGTCGTAGCTGGTGTAGAACTCGTAGATAGAGTTCGGGTTGATGCTGTATGTGACGGTAACATCCATCTCTTTCATGATGGTGTTATCCTTCGTTTTCGGTCGCAGATCGTTAGCGGTCACGGTGATCTTACGAGTGTTGAACACCTTGATCGACCCAAAACCGTCGTACTTGATACCGGGAGTCAGAACTTCGTTCTTAACTTGCCCGTCGAAACCGACGTAGAGACCGTTCTCACCAGTGCTAATGGTTGTAAACTGGCCTGCAGTGAGAGTGATACCGAGGACGATTGCCCCAACGCCAACGGCGACTTTTGTGAGTGACATGTTTTTGTTTGTTTTGACTGAAGGTTTAGCTTTCATAATCGTTTCGGCTTAGTTTCGGGAGAGGGATGCCATAAGAAAAAGCGTACCGAGCAACAAAAGAAGGAAAGCCGGAATTAGCTTTAAAAAGAACATCACAGGAAGACCTCTCAAAAGAAGGACTACCAAAACCAGAGCGACCCCGAAGAGTCCTTCGACAATTCTTCCCACCATCAGGCCGCCTTCCACTCAATGTTTTCCCGGATTTCGACGCTTTCGAAACCATCGTACTCGGTCACTCGAAAGAGTGACCCTTCGGGAATCCACTTCACGCAAAGCTGGTCCGCTGCCCCCGTGTAAGCGTCAGGGTAGACCGATTCTACGTATTGAGGAATTCTTTCGTTCTCATTATGCAAGACCATCTCAACGAGAGTAGGGTCAAATAGCATAAAGTGTTCCATTTCATCGCCCGAAATTCCGTTCCAGGTACTCCACCCTGCGCCCCATCCAGGGGCATATACGACAGCGACTTTTTCGTCTCGAATTACCTTGTTTTTCATTAGGCTGTCAGAAGAATGAACATTTCTTTTTGATCGTAAGACTGGGAAAGATGAAGACCCTCTTTTCGGAGAATTTCGAGGGCTTGAAGGTCACCACGAGCCATTAGTTTCTCGCACTGGTTGGCGATGTCCCAGAGCCGAATTCCAACGGCTTCTTCAAGGGAGAAGCCTGTCACTCGCTGATACTCATCTTCATTCATGTCTAATCTTCACAAGTGACTTTTCTTCAACATCCCAGAGGCACAGGTGTGCTTCTTCCGGGTTAGAGTCTTCAAGGCATGAACCGCCCATACCACCGTCCAGGACGAGGCTCTTCTCGCTGACGTGGACGTGATGGTAGTGACCGGCAACGCGAACCCAGTCTCGGTCGGATTCTTCTTCCCACCAAAATACACGAGTCTCGTCTTGCGGCCAAACCGATCCCGGTCGGCGAGGGCCAAAGAGCATATAGTCGGCAGCTTTCCGAGTAACTTGCTCTACGTAGTAAACACCTTCGTAAGGGGGGACGAGAAGCCAACGAGGAAACATTGCGTGAGCGCAACGGTATTCGGTTTCCCTGGAATCCTGAAAAACAACGCCATAGGGGAACGAGTTGAGCCACTCGCCGACTTCTTCTAAGGGAATTCCAGCCTCCTTAAAGTCGGAAAGAGTCTTGTTAATGGAGGTATCCAGGTGGACATTGTTTCCGCGAATGTACCTCTCGAGCTTGTTTTGGTGATTGCTACGTAGAATTACTGCTCCCCTTTCTGTAGCTGCGCGGGCTTCGCGGTAAACTTCTGCGCTGTAGCTTTCCTCGACTCGGGAGTCGAAGAGGTCGCCAAGGAGGAGTGGAACTTTGCCATTTTCCTCACAGTAGGTCAGAGCCTGCAGGAGGGGCTCGATTTGAGAGTGTATGTCGCCGATGATGGCGAAGTTCGGTCCGTTCATAAACCTACTATAGCCGCCTGGGCCAAGGAAGTAAAGGGCGGGTTACCGCCCTCACCCACGGCGTCTCCGTTGGCGCTTCTGGGGAGGTTTTGCCGGCTCGGCGGGGAAGGCCTGCGACTCAGGCTGGAAGGACCTTGGTGGCTCGTCCAGGACGCTCAGGGACCATCGCAGAGCGGGCAGCAAGAGAGCCCTCAGCGTTTCCAGCAACTGGGTTACAACAGCGGCTGTTAGAACCAAAAAGACAGCGGTTGTTGACACCAGATTCACTGTCTGGTCGGCGAGACCTTTTGCGTTAAAGTTTTTCACGTTGGTTTGATCAAGAGTTAATGTTCTGTTCCACCTCTCGGTTTTTGGTGCGCAGGGCAAGCTGAGCAGCCATTCGAAGCGTACTCTGCTCTCCTTTCAGCGGGAGACCTTCTCCCCGAAGGGTGTTGATTCTAGAGGCTGAACATTTTGCTACGTTAAGCCATTCAATTGCTTTCATTCTTCTCCTTAACTTTTGCAAACTTTTTGCTCAACCTTTCAAATTCTTTGCGGTCCCTCTCCTCTTGACGGAGCTTTTGTTTTTTAGCATATTCCTTATCCCGTTGTCTCTGTTCCTTCCACTTGGTAACCCTGGCGTTAAACTCTTCGTCTGTCTCGTCTTCGTACTTTGAAGCCCTCCAAACGATTTCATCTAAATAACCCTCGTACCCTCTTACTACAGCCTCGAAGTAAAGGCTTTCGTACCCCTCCTCTTTCGCTTGTTGCAGAGGAATTAGCAAGTCGTCAATCGGTATAGAAGAACAATCGCTCAGCAAGTGTCCTAGATCTTTTGTTTTGTGCAACTTCTTGAGTTTTTCCGTGGGTTTTTTCATACTTTGAGTTTAGCGTCTGAAACTTGAAAGATGGATGTACGAAGTTGTCCCTAAGGTTTGTCACCAAAAAGGTCTTTAAACCTTGAGTTAATAACTTTCCTGAGAGCCTCAGGGTCTACTCGAATTTTTCGCAGGTGATCCCATGCGTGATCATCGTCAAGGAGGGCCTTAACAACCTCTCTCTCTTTTTCAACCATCAGCTTCCACCTAGAGTCGGCAGTCTTGGAGAGAGACTCTGCGATATCTTTGTTGTGTTTATCTGTTTCAGGGTCTGCCCCAACTGAAGGAAATCTTACTTCCCCGTCTGCTCTCTCCCACAAGTCCCATGTTTTAAGGTAAGTTGCCACCTTGTCTAGGTTGATTTCACTATCTGGAGCTAAATTGTCGTTTGTCATTTTCCAGTTTTCAGCAACCATTGATTACTAATTGCCTTGAAGGTGAAGTCAGAGTCGCAAGACTTGAAGACTACTCCTTCGCGCTTCACCTCAGGGTTAAGGGAAGGACCATCTGCGAAAGATAGCAGGCTTTCCACATTGGCAAAGGACTGCCTTAGGCCATAGCAATGCTCAAGGATGGGAACGTGAGTTACGTCCGCCCCAAGAGGAACCAGTTCATTCTCAAGCAGGTCGAAACGGGGACTCGGCTTCAGGTGGGATTGAGCGTCGATGTCGAAAACATCAAACAGAAAGAACCTTTGACCCTTGACCCTTTCCTGGTTTCCCTGGATTCCTTCGCCAATCAACTCACCCTGAAGGGCAATGTTGCGACCCGTTTTTTCGTAGAAGGTAATCAGAGCGTCAAGAATGCCTTGATCCCGCGCAGCTTTCCAAAAGCTGTTGGTATCGGATTCCTTCAGGTCAAGATTGCGGCTGCAAACGCCTACAACCCCATCCTTCACATAGATCGTGCAAGAGGAACCATCCAGCTTGATGGTAATCTCATAGCCTTCATCCACGTGATCCTGGAAGATTTCCTTTGCCAGATTTTGGCAACGTTCCTGATCCGTCTTCGGAATCCAGCTTGGGAAGTTTCCGCGAACTTGACCTGCCAGACATGCGGGGATCGGGGCCTCCCACTTTTGGACTCCAAGAAATTCAGTCAGGTCGTCGCCTTCCTGAAGACCCCTCTCAAAAGCGGTAACATGGTAGCTGAAGTCCAGGTTAAGCTTGAGGGAGATAGGCAACAGCAAGCCCTGGCTAACTTGGCCGCGAAGCTTGACGGTCTTGAGGCGTTCGCCCTTCACCCCGTTGTACTCGCGCGGCTCCTTGCCCTTACTCAAAAACGGAGCGAGCTCGTGGGGGACCCAGCTATCAATTTCAAGGTAGAGTGCCAGGTTGCCCACGGTAAATTCACCCTTCTTCACAACCACGGGCCAGCCACCTCCAACAATAGCGCATTCAATGGCATCAGCGTCCGGAATGGGGCGAATTTCGGTGATTTGCTTGATGGAAGCAAGTTTTCGAGTTGTTTCAGTCATTTCCCTTATGTGGAGATTTACGGGTCAGATTAACGAGGAAATTATTACGAATCAGTCCACTGGGTCACAGCCTTCGGTTTAACAACCCATTTAGTCGGATTACATTCTGAAGAGGCTGCAAAGTCGATATCCAGGGTTTGATTATCCCGGTCAATCCGAGGGACACCAAACTGGATCTCAGTTTCCCCATAGAAAGGGGAGTAATCATCGCGGACCCATCGCCAAAATTCAGCAAGGTCAATTTTAATGGTTCCTTCAGTGTTGAATGACATTTTGTTGTTTGCTTCAGGGTCAGGAGTACCACTTGGGTGAGACTTCGTTATACAAGTCGACCACATCCTGGAAGCCGAGGGCAACGAGCAAATTGCAAAGGGACTCATCGGCATTCATGTGACCGCACTCTTCTCCTTTGTTTTGAGCCAGGTCCAGTTTGGTTTCATCCAGGAGGTCCTTTATCCTGGGATCGCTTTCTGCCAGTGTTCGGATCGGAGTCACAGTTGCAGCCAAGGTGTCAGGTGAGTTCATAATATAACTATAGCGCTTTCACCATCGAAAGCAAAGGGGGTAAACCGGCCTCGAAGGTGAGGTTAACCGTCCAGCAAATCAGGTTTTGAAGGTCTTCATCTTACCGCATCTTGAGCATCTTAACACGTACATTGTGCCTTCGGTTTTACTACTTTCCCCTTCACTTTTCCCAACACCCGTCCATACACTCACATAGGGATTTTGTTGAGAAACCTCCCATTTATGGAAGCAACCTTCCTTCAGAAATTCAATCAGACGTTCCATTTTCGTTCTCTTTTAAATTAGCTTTTGTCTCAGCAGCTCTCCAGATGGAGAGATTCACAGCCAATGTAGCTGCCACCAGGAGAAAAGAGAGTAGAATTGTCATTTTCGTAAGATAGTTAAAGTTTGTTCCGGACTCTCCAAAAAGTCCCGAAAGAAAAGTTCGATCTCGGGGTCCCCAAGGTTAAGAACAGGGATTCTGAAAGCCCTTGCCATCCGAATTGCTTGGGATGTGCCGCCAACATCCTTTCCACCTCTTGTCCAGCAGATTACAACGTGAGTTCGGGTCTTGCAGTCCCTTCCGCTAATCTGCATCGCGTTTCTTGCCATCAGCTTGCGTCCCGCGTTAGAGAGCGCGTTTGGCGCCGGGTGAAACGAATCGACGCTGGCTTTCGCTATGGACCACCCTGGGCACTGTAGGTAGTCAAAGTAGGACTTCCCATCGTGCCAACGCCCATTGAACCCGTCCCACGGTAAGTAAATCTCCTTCTTCGTCGAAAACTTCTCAAAAGCAGAGTCAGCACCGTCAGCACCTCCGGAACGTAGCGTGAACCCCAATTTGTCCATTTTACGAGAGATCTGGTGAATCAAATCGACAACGGTTTCTGGAACTGATCTGCTTCCAATACCTGTGTAGATTTTCATCGATTTGACGCTTTGCTCTTCCATTTCAGATTTCCCCACGACGAAACAAATCCCTTAGGTCTTCGACCCACCCTGTGTCGTTCGGGTTGCCCAAGTCGATGTCGCTTTCAATGTACCCATTTTCTCCGTCCGGGTCAATACTGTGAAACCACCCAACCTTGTGGTTAGCATCAATGTCCAGCGAGGGAGAAAACCGTGGAAGAATCCACTCTAGAACCAAGCCGCCTTCGGACTCAGGGAAGATATAAGGGTGGGGGATTCCAGACATAAGTCCTTCGCTCAATTCAAAGTACCACTCTTCGAACCAATCCATCAACTCTTTCGAAGGAGCGATTCCGTCTCCGTCGAACCACCCGTCTTGAAGAGCCCGTATCTCAAAGATACGTTTTCGAAAACTTTCATCACTGTGCATTTTGTTTAGTCTTTTTAGGAGGTCTTTTAGTCTTTCCGGGGTGTCAGCCGAGTTCTCAATCAGAACTTTAACGATACCTGACAGGGATTCGCAGGATGAAAGAGATCTAGCTACACTATCTTCGTAAACTCCAACTAGACCTTTTACAAGCTCGGTTTCTCTCTCGAGCTTCCTTTTCTCAAAGTATTCGTCAACCGTTGCCATAAAAGCCTTGAACTCTTCTACCTCCGCGGGAGTTTGCCCATAGTATAACATGGAACCTAAACTTTTACTTCGGAGGCGTCGAGGATGCCGATCAGTGTGTCGGCGAGGCGTTTGCGTTCGATCGTCGTGCATTTCTGTGAGAAAACTTCGAATATTCGACGAATTTCCGCAGCCTGCACGGAGAAGCACTCTCCTTGCGACTCTTCGAGAAACCACCGAACTCGGTCTTCGACTTCTTTGGCCGTTCCCCCCATTTCCTCGTACATTCCTCCGCGTTCAATCCACCGAAAGTATTCACGTAGGGAGGACTCTGCCTCTGCCTTGTATGGAGAACCCGGATAGTTTCCTACAAACTTCGACAGAGATGCGGCGAGGTTCTCGGCGTGAGTTTCAAGTCTTTTCATTAGCGAATGGGAAAGTCTTTGAAAAGAAAAATTACGGCGATGATAACCAGGATAATTATCAGGATTAGAACGGGAATCCACAAAGGGGACAGGACCCACACCCATGGCCAGGTGATGTGACCTGTGAGTTTCAACCCTATGAAGAGAACAGTTAGCAACCCAGGAAATCCGATCCCTGATGAAGAGGGTGATGACATGGTTGTTGAATTGCGTCGGGAACGGTAAGACATTTTCGATGAGAAAGTTAAGGGTCTGACTTTGTGTTATTATTTACCCCGTACCGGGGCTTTTGAGAACTGCTCTCCATTTCTTAGTCTTTAGGATACCCGTTATGTCTAACCTTGAGTAACCAGAGGAGTGAAGATAAACTCTGTGGTGCTCCCCTTCATTAACACAATGTAGAGTGGACTCACCGGTCTTGAGCCAGTGAACAGTGTCTTTCCACCATACGACGACTCTTAGGGGTCTCTTTCCGAGGTACCCCTCAGTCCAGCTTACCCTAAACAACGATTTGCTAATCTTTTTAAGATCTCTTCTCACCATTTCTCGTGCTCTGAGGGCTCTATTTAGTTTGTTTTGACAAGACAGAGTTCACTTCAGAAATAAATGCGTCCTTACACTTTTGAGCGTCAGAGATCCTATTGAAGTCCTGTCTAAGGGTTTGGCCGTTAATCAAAGTGACTTCTACATAGGTGAGGGCCGAATCTGAGATCATTTCTTTCCGAGTCAACCAAGAAGAGGTTACGCGGCGGTGTGCTACCGAAGCCACTGAGTTTGCGGAGACTGCGTTCCCCCCAAATTTAACTAGCATTACTTTTCACTCTGCACTTTTAAAGAAAGCCTTGAGAACCTCTTGCTCTTCAGTGGTAAACTTTTCTAGAGCGTTCTTTCGAACCTCCTCAAGTCGTCTTTCATTACGTTTTCTGTGACTGAGCCACCACTCAAAGGGTTCTTTAGGAAGCTTCCAAACGTAAGTCTGCTTGCAAACTTCTTCAACGAAAGTGGTGACCCGTTCCAGCTCTTTAAATGCCTGACATGCGATTTCCATCAGCCTGCTAGGGAGTTCTTCGTCGGTAGCTTCAACGCCGTAAAGGTTGAGATTGTTCTTCCTTTGCTGAGGGTGGGACACTTGGAATCTATGCTCCCTTGGCTCGGGTAGGTCATAAGGGAAAGGATCGCGGCAAGGCATTGTTTTCTCTTAGTTGGTTTGGCTTTCGATTATTTGACTCACCGCATCTTGGGCGAGTCTTCGGCAGTTGCTACGGTGATAGAGATGAGTTACGGCCCAATGCGGATAGCCGTATGCCCCACCAGTATAGCTGTTGTCCCCTGTTTGGTAATCCCAAATGAAGCATCCGTCTTCATCCACCTCAGCCCCAATTGTTACTAACATGCCGGGGAGAGTTTCCTCTTCGTGAGCCCGGCAGTCGCTCTGGATTTTCCCTTTCAGGGACTTCAAAAGAGTTTCGACCTCCAGTTGAAAGATCTTGGTATATCGTTTTTTCACTTGGTTCACCAGCCTCCGTTCATTCGGTCGTGAATCGCTTCCTGGTATTCCTCCCAGGTTGGGTAGCGATCCTTAGCCCAGGCGGGCACCTCCTTGAGCAGGGTCTGTGGGGAGGGGCCAGGCAGGTTTCGAGCCTTTTCCCGATAGTAGGCGTGGTAGGGGGAGTCGTTTTTCATACCTTTATTATAGGTCCTTTTCCCTCGGGAGCAAAGGGGGGTAAACCGGTCTCGCAGGTAGGGTTAACCGCCCATTGCCTGAAAGGCGTAGCTAGTCACTTGGTCTCTTCATTGCGCAGAATGCGAGCGAGTTTCACCAGATACTCGTCGCTCCCGTAAATCTCTCTCAGCTTACCAAAGTCCCCTTTATCGATAAGTCCTCGCATCATCGTCGAACTTTCGGAACCTTCGGGTCTCGGAATCAACTGCCCACCGATGCCAAGCTTTTTGGTCAATCCTTCGAGGTGGTTCTTGCGATCTTCACCAAGGGCGAGAAGAACGTTTTTGGCTCCTTGTTCATCAACAACTTTCTTCAGGGCTTCATACGTGTTAGAGGCGTGGATGAATCTCACTCGGGAGACATCCACACCTTGCTGTTTCAGCACGCGACGAAACATCAAATTTCGAAGGTTCCAGTCGACATTGGTCTTCGCCCCGCTCATGATTACGTTAACCACCTGGGATTTTTCCAGTAGATTCTGAATCACACGAGCGTGTCCAGGAGTCGGGATATTGTACTTCCCCCAGGTCACCCCGACTTTGAACGGCTTCTCTTTCGCCCCAGTCTCAGTCCCTTTTCGGCACTTTCCTTTCGTACCATAGTATGTTCCGTCAGAGCGGACACAGCGAGTGAAGTCGAAAACCAGATCTGTCACTTCTTTGCGAATAAATCCGGAATACATTACGAAAGCACCATCTAACGGATTTTACCCGCTAGTCAAACACTTCAAAGGGGACAACCTCCCTCTGCTCAACATCGTAAAGTAAAAGTTGGGGTAACCGTTTGTCAAACCAAGACCGGGTCTTCCCTCCACATCCGGCGTCGAGAACGAGGCTGCGGCCATCGTTAACAACCTTGTGGTAATGGCCCGCTACCAAAATCCAGTCTCGAGGTTCCTTTCTGCGCCACCAGAAACGCTTCCAGTCAGGTAAAGAGTAGTCCGCCCCCCACAAAAGTTTTCGAGCTTCTTCCGGAGTGGGGTCAAAGTACTTCCAGGTCCCTTCGTAGTCCGGAACCCGTATAGAAGCCGGAATTTCCGCGTGGGCCACTCGGTATTCTACTCCTCTGGAGTCGCGAAAGGCTACTATGTACGGAAAGGTTTCTAGCCAGCTAGCCACTTCTTGAATGCAGATACCGGCCCTTCTAAATTCCTCTACAGTGCGGGCGAGGTCCTTCTTCAAAGGGATCTCTTTCTTGTTCGCCAAACACTCAAGCAGGTGCTGGTGATTCGAACGGAGAACGATGGACCCTAGCTCCTTTTGTGAGCTACGGACCGCCATGTAAACAGCTGGCGCGTCCGAAATATTGCATTGGGAATCAAAGAGGTCTCCGAGAAACAAAGGAGACAGCCCTTTCTCCTTACAGTACAAAAGAGCCTTCTCCAAAGGTCTCGGTTGGGAATGAACGTCCCCGATAATTGCGTATCTACTTTGCGTCACTTCGGGAGTTTACCACAAACTTTGTCCAGGGTTGTTGGGTCAATTTCTTTGCTTGACGCAAAAGATCTGCAGCTCAGAATTTCGGTCTTAATTCGGACGTGCTTATCAACAACTGCCATTAAAGGGACAGATAGAAGAAAGGCCACCCCTCCAGTTATCACAATTAAAAAAGCGAGATCGGCAGGGTCAACTTCTTTATCGAAAAACGGGAATTTCATTTACAGCCTCTGCTCTAGTAGACGTTTGATTGTGTCACCGTGGCAACGCTTGGGTGCGCAACAGCACACCAACTCCAGCGTTTCGCAGTCCGGTTCCTTTGCGATAGCCAGCAACGTATTGAATTGCTTCAGTTGAGAACCTTCCTCCAGGATCTTAGCTCCCAGCCACTCTTCGTAAGCGTCACAGACTCGGTTCCTCTCGCTCTGACTCGCATCTTTCATCACAAAAGGGTTTCCCAAAGGAGTCCCCCTCATAATTGTGACGCGGCGAACTCCTTCTGGAGGTTGCGTTGGTCGGTTGCCAAGATGGTACTTGTTAACGACTCGGATATCAGACATCTTCTTCAAGATAAAGGGGATCGAGTCCGATCGATACTTCCACAGTATTCATTGGACTTTCCGGGCTAGTGTTAATGTTCCATAGAGCCCCCTTCACCATGTACATCTTACCGTTAAGGGACAAAGCGCTCCCTAGCTGAGGGATGGCTGGCAATCTAACGGGAACCTTCGTGAGAACGACATCCCACTTGTCGACGAATTTGACTGAGATCATTTTGTTATGCGCTTTTGAGATTTAGTTGAACTTCGGGGGAGGTGCCCACGGCGAGCCAGTTCTTCTCTCATCGGTTTTAACCGTTTTTCAGCTTCGTTGAGCTGTCTGCGAATGTCGACACAGCCAGAACAATCGCAGCTCCAAACCCAGTCCTCCAAGTAGAAGTGGGTTCTTTTTCTCTCTGAGCGATACGCAGATAGCAAACGAGGGGTTGGTAAAGAGAGGATCGTTTCGAGTGAGTTACGGTTGGGGTCCATTTGTTGAGTGGCAGTATTTCGTCGGCAGTTTGAACAGTTAGACGAGGAGGTCAGTCGTTTTCGTTTAGGGTGTGAAGTTCTCCAAGATTTAGCGGGCAACGTGTTCCCTCTTATCGAGTTCTGCTTTAAGTTTCTCCTTTAGATTCACTAAATCCCTAATCTGCAAAGCCTTGTACAATGGGTTAGACTTAGGGCGACCGTGTTCATCTCTGACCCACCTTGAAATGTCAGCATTTTCAGGAAGGCAGTTAAGCTCCTCTTCTCGAAGTTTGTAATTGTCCCAGTCCCACTCATTTACCACGCTCAACTGGCCCCGCACTTTTTGAAACACCTTAAGCAACCTAGGTGTAGGTAGTTTCAGTAGGTAGTTCAGATTGTTGTTGTTTGGGTTCATAGTTTCGTTGGGTGCATGGGAAATAAAAGAGGGAAGCCCTCAGGCAATCCCCAGGAGGGCATCCAGCTTCTTCGGAGACAAGCCTTCCAGCCATTCACCAAAGGTGCCAACCTTGCCAGCGCGAAGCGTGAAGCAAGCGTTTGACAACCCCTTGGACTCAGCCAGAACAGCCTGAGCGAACTCCTTTTGGTTCAGATGGTTGTGGGCTTCCATCATCGAATCCACAGCAGCTTCCATCATATCAATGGAACGCAGGTGGACATCAAACCGCTCACGGTACTCAGGGAAGTGAAGCAGAAACTCTTCCAGGTCGTCGTTGAGAAACAACTCGGAGAAGTCCGGATCGCCATTACCGCGAACGCGGTGGAGCTGGCAATATACATCACTCTTGACCTTTGCGCGTCCGCGACCGTCCGACAGAATGAAACCTTCGTGATCAGCGCCACGACCATTCACGGCAGATTCGACAGCGGCGAGGTCGCCGAAATCGTAAGACCGAGCCAGGTTGAAGTCCGGTGCGAAAAACTCCAGATTCAGCTCTTCGAAGTCGATCTTCCGATCGCGAACCGCCAACAGCGGCAGCTGGGGCTCTTCGTACTCCACGACGATTCGGTTGTCCTTGTGGCACAGTTCAAAGACGTAGCACAAGTTTGGATCCAGAACGTTACGTGAGTAACCAACTTCGTCGAAGACAGCCCAGAACAGATCCGCGAAAGAGCGACCGGTGGTACCTACTTCCGAAGCCCCAGCGACGGAGCCGGAAGTAGAGACAATCCAATCATTCTTGTAGTGGAATAACTTGATCAAGGACCCGTCGTACTTCTCGTAGACCTTGGTACGCGACCAATCCAACTCGTGGCAGTAACCCTCGCCAACGTTGAAAAAACGATCGAACGCATACGCAACCAAGCGGTAGTACGGCGAGTGGTCACCATCGTTATCTACACGCTCGACAACGGCACCACGGCAAGCCCGAACCAAGGGGTCGGCCTTGTCAGTCATGACGGATCCGTACTTCAGATTAAACAGATTCGGGTAGCGCTCGTCGCGAGCCACGCGAATGTCGCGCTCAGCTAAAGCACCAAAGTCATACCGGTCGTTCAACCAGTCGATCAGGTAGTGGCGGAGGTTTTCCATATATATAACTATAGCGCTTTCGCGAGCGGAAGCAAAGGGGGGTAAACCGGCTTTCAAGGTACGGTTAACCGCCCTCGCCTTCCGGGTCTGCTCACCTTGTGAGTAGATGGTATGTGATCATTTGGTCGAACACATGGTCTACCAATTGCTTAACTGTGGTATCAACGTTTGTGGAACTCAAGCTGTCAAGTTTGAATGAGAGAACTTGAATGGCATCAATGAGTTGTTGAACTTGTTGTGGGTCGAGAGTTGTATGTGGGTCCATTCTCTTTTCGTATCAAGACTGCGAGATTTCTTTCCTTCGGTCAGGAAACCTGTCCCCAGTTTCTGTCATCACTTGTCGCGGGCTCGTCTTCGAGCGTTATGGAAAGCTGGATCAAGACGGTTCAAAACTTTTCCAAGGAGAGAAGCTTCACGACGCGCAATCTGCTCTGCAATCGGCCAGCTTACATTTGCGAGTGTGATGCCATTCTTCCCTTCCACTGGCAGACTCAAGGTGTTCCTGTAGCCTTTTTCGTTCAGGACTATGTCGAAACTAAAAGGTAAACCAGACCCCCTGATAAAATCCTCACACACGATCTGCTCGGTGAGGACAGCAAGCTGACGACCAGTTTTGGAATCGGTGAAGAGAGTGCGACGGGTGGTTGTGTCACCGATTCGGTGAAACGATACGTCGCGGTAGGAAACTTTTCTCATTTTCGCTCAGCGGAGAAGACTCAGAGGGCGAGCTAGCTCGCTATGGAAGAAGTCCAGTCCGAGCAGCCCATCAAGCCACCCACCATAGGCGTAACGAATGTTTCCCTGCTCGGCGAGGCCAAGAAGGGAGTAAGCGTAGCTGTATAGAGCGTAAACGTAATCGGGGGTGATCATGGGTCCTTTCTTGTATGTATACAATATAGCGCCCTTCACCCGACGAGTAAAGGGGGGTAAACCGCCCTCGAGGGGGGTGGGTAACCGGCCACAAAAAGCTTCGGTAATCCACGGAAAACTTACGCTGCCAGACTACTCCAGGCAGTAATTTAAATAAATCACAGGAAACTAAAAAAGTCGCTTTTTCACCGGGCTGAAGCCAAACGGGGTTACTAGCGGGCTCCCTGACTAGGGAAGAAGTTAGAAGCTTGGCGTTAATTCTTTATTGCCTCCCGAATAGACTTTTTAGGAACGAGATATGTATTTCCAACTCTCTCTTCGGGTTTTCCGACTTTTGCCCTAATTCGACCCGCAACTAGAATCAAGTTGTTCTGTGTTCCGTCAAACCCTAATCTCTCCATTTCTCGGCGTATCGACACATCGCTTCGAAACTTAGAGTTGACCAAAAGTTGGGCCAAAGCCTTTTCTTCTTTAGTGAATTTGACAGTGGGCTTCTTTTCTTTCTCTTCTCTTTTTCCCTTAGACTCAACCTTTTATTCTACCCCTTTCTTGCACTTCCCTCTAGAACCATAAACTGTTCCGTCCTGGCGAACGCAGCGAGCGAAATCGTAGTGAAAATCTTTCAACAGACCGTGAAAAACTTCGAGAGACTTATCTGAAAAGTTCCGAGCATTTTGATGCTTTTGCTATACGAGTTTACCCTTAGGGAAAACTTCTGCGAATCGGGAAGAAGAGAAATGACTCAAGATCATTTGCTCTCTCGCAAAGATCGAGAGCTTCACTCTCAAGCAGAAACGCCAGATCCCTGTTCCCTTTCTTACGGTGTTTTTCGTATTGATCGGTTAGGTCTGTGAGTCGCCGGTCAATAAGTTCGTCGAGGTCGTTCATTTTGTTTTCAAGAGCCAAATTGGTGGTCTATTAATCCAGCCTTTCGCGTGGTTCTCACTGTATTTTCTAGAGGAGTCTATCGGCAAGGAGTAGTGGTGGGTCATGCAGGACTTTGAGGGCCATACTTTTCGCGCCCATCTTGCTGCTTCTTCCTGCGTGCGACCCCTGCAGAGAATTATATCCTTTGAGTCGCCAAACGACCAAAGTAGAAACATCCCGTAACTATCCATGAAAACCCTCAACATATCTTAGTAACAATAGTTACCTAAAGCATACCCGCCGAAGGTTCTCAGAGAGAGAGTCACTCTCGAAGAACAAGAGTCACACGGGCCCAACCTTCGACATCTTTCGAAAAAGTTTCGAGCATCGGAAGAATACGTTCCGGGTCTCCTCCTGCGAGACCGCACCCTATTTTCGGAAAGCCAACTCGAACAACTTCTTGAAGCTGTTCGCTTTGATAAAAAAGAAATTGAGAGAGACGATTTAGAAGGGTGTCGAAGAAGTCGTATTCAAAAACATCCTCTTTATTGCTCCATCGATACTGGGTGTATGCGTTCACAACAGTAAAAGTGGAGCCATCCACCCGTTCAACTTCTGCAGTCGAGAATCTTGAAAGTTTCTTTCGGTCACCATAGGGGGTTCTTAAGTCTGCTAACTTCACTTCGGGGTAACGAAAGGCGATTTCTTTCGCTATTCCGTTTCGCATTGCGTGAAAACAGTTGCAGCCATGAACAATGGTATCAAAGTCTCCCTGTTCAGCGAGGTCGATCAGGTTTCCGAAAATTTGTTTCATCGAACGTAGAAGTTCAGAGGTTGAAGGTAAGGTTCTTTTTCACTTGTATGGGACGATCTTTTGTTATTCATTGCCAACCACTCAGAGTTGAGAAGAAACCAGAAGTTTCCCCAATAGCCCCCTTGGTATGAGAGACCATCCCCCAGATCTGCCTTGTTGAACCACGAAATTGTACCATTTGAAAGGAGAACCCAGTATCTCCAAGCTCGCAGAAGTCGAAAAGTTAATCTCATAGTGACGGTTCAAATGGCTCGCTCGAAGGCGAGTTTAGCGAAGCGCATCGGGTCATTCTTGTAGTCTACAAGGAGCCTCCCAATTTGATCAAGCTCTTTATCCGTGGAGGTAGCAGATTCCTCTTCTCTTCCCCTCTCCAGTTCTTCAGCTCTAGCCACCATTTTGAAACCATCGATTATATCCTTGTCAGAACAAAAGAGACTTTCAAGGACATCTTTCTGGTTTAGTTCCAGAAAAGTATCGACTGTCCCCGGAGAAAGCGCTGAGGGGACACTTTGAAGGAAGCCGTAAGAACACAGACGCTCTGTAGCGCCAACGATCCAGATTAGCTGTAGAGTCAAAGTTCTTTCAACGTCTTGCATCTGTCGGTTTCGTTAAAGGGTTTACAATTGTTGGAAAACAATAAGAAGGGATTTGGTCCCTTCCGGTTCTTTGCTCTCGAAGAGTTTGGCACCACTTTTGTTCCAGGGTAGGCTGTGGCTTGACCTGGATATGCTCGATGGTAAACTTGAGTAGATGGAAAAGTTCAAACATGGTTTAGCAATAGAGGTAGTTCTTCCACTCTTCTACTTCTGACGTGCTGATTGAAACAGCAATCTTGTTGTAAGGAGCTTTCGGTTTGGAGGACAGTACGGTACCGCGAGAGTTGATTCGGCTCTCGAGCATTCCAATTTGAAAACTATTCCAGGAGAAGGGCAAGCAAGAAACGTTGGTCGTCTCTTTGTTGAAGACGCGCTTCAGGTCTTTTGCCCACTCTTCAGGTGTGCGATTGTCCTTACAGTTGTTACACTCAAGGCAGCTCGTGACCAGATTTTGCCATGTGTCCTCTCCACCTCGAGACTTGGGAATCACGTGGTCGATCGTCAGTTTGGGACCCTTGTATTCGCAGTACTGACAAACGTGCTCATCCCTTTTCAGGATTAGAGCTCGAGTCGGTCTCGTTACCGCGCCTGGCCTCACTGGAACCTTTACGTACTTCTTCAGACGAATGGTTCGGCTGGATTCTACGTGGGCCTTTCCCTTCAGAACGAGAATCCGAGCCCTTTTCCACGTTGTGTGGTTGAGAGGTTCGTACGTGGCATTTAGGACTAGGATGGTCTTTTGGAATGCGATTTTCTTGTAGTCCATTTTGTCTCCATAGACCCCTTCTATCGCACAGAAGGTAGTTTTCTGTAAATAAGTCTTACCCTAGTCACTCTTATGAGCAACTATTATGCCCAAAATAGGAATCGTGACGAGGAGAAAGCACAGAACCCCAAAACTAATGGGGTTCTCGAGGATAGTTGAAACCAGCTTTGTCACTGAAGAATTCGCTTGCGAATCAATGAGACGGTATCGGAGTAGTGATAAAGAACCACACTATTCATGAAAATAGTACGCAGTTGCCCTCGGCTCTCTTCATTCCTGGTCTGCCGTTCGTAAAGAACAAAGTCTGAACCTTCCTTCTCAACTCGCAGAAGCCCTTGTGCCGACTTCTTGGTTCCCCGGTCAGTGATAGGGTCCTTCATGACCTCAACCGGTTTCCCGTTGATTTGAGCCCAAGTTGTCTTGAAAGCGATTCCAAATGTGTCCCGTGTATGGTACTGGTAGGTGTAGGAACCGACTCCGAAGACGACGTTTCCGCTCGCCCAACCATGTCGAGCCATATTCTCGAGAATCGACAAAGCCCTTGAGAGAGTTATCGAGTCTCCGTAGATCAAGCCAACTCTAGGATTAAGGCAACGGAAACCTTTCTCGTTAATCGTTCCACCAAACAAATCCCACAGAAGCTGAAGGGACCCTTTGTGGGCAGGGCTCCCAGGCTCAGCCTCAGGGTCTCCGCAGAGGATCTTCTCAGGGTCACCGCTATCGGGCCGGAAGACCACCTTGGCGAGGCCCAGGGCGTCCGGCTGGCGATCCAGAATGGCCCCCTTGAGCTGGGCCGCAATGTTGGTCAGGACGTTCCAGTAATCCCAAGTGTCGCTCACGATACTTACGATTCCGCTAGGGTAAGTCTCGGAAATCAGGCGCCGATAGGTCTCAATTTCCGTGTCTTTTCCGCCTGTGCACATCACACTGTGTTCAGTGGCTGGAACGCCTCCTGCAATGAATTCTCCTTCAGTGTCGTAGTAGTCGTCAAGGAAGTCGATCGCGGGAATGTTGTCAGTCCCCTTGAAGCAGAACAAGTGCCCGATTCCGTGGGCAGCCGAGTCATAAACGCCTCCCACACCTCGAAGCGAGAAGTCATGTGCCTGAAAGTCTACGAAAGACTTATCAGTTCCCGTAAGTTCTGCGAACTTATCCAACAAGCGTCGGAACTCGTAAGCGATAGTCGCATTGTTAACAACCTTCCAGATCTCCGCAGAAAGAGCACTCTCGACGTAGTTTGTCACCCAGTAGAAATCTGGATGCGTGTTTTCCAGAGTGAGGAAAGGTACTCGAAGATTTACTCGACTTCCTTCAGGAAGAGCCTTTAGCCGAATTGGAAGGTAACCAAGGTCGTGAAGAGCGCCAAGATGCTCAAGTCCGACTGCCCCTTCTCCGAGGGCTGTATCCATTCTCCTCTTGTACTTTGCGAGAACTCTTTCTTTCGGTTTCCGAAAGAACGTCTCGTTCCAGAGATCTCGGAGATACCAAGTTGCTGTCCCAAGAACTCCTGCAACCACGATTTTGTGGTCAAAGTCGGGAAGCATTTTAGCAAGGCGGTCAGAACGAGCTGTCGCATTGGTGTAAATGTACTCCGTTCCTTCGGGGTACTGGCGATAGTGACCCGTTTTGTAAAAGTCGGTAGTGTCGGGGGCGAAAAGTTTCATTGTCTAAGCGGCACTGCGAAGGTAGGAAACGTTCTGAGGAATGGCGTCGTAGAATGAATTGTTGGGAAGAAGATTTGCAACGTAGAAGGTGTCGATCAGATTGTCGAAAACCTCAAAACTCTTTGAGAAAATCCCGTGAGTGACATAAAGGTCGATTCGAGAAGGATTGTGTTTACGAAGAACTTTTGCCAGCTCAACAAAGGTTCTACCACCATCGCAGATATCATCCACAATCAAAAGGGGCTTTCCTGCGTAGGATACTTCAGTGGGAACATCGGTTCTCAGGATTTGCCCATTCTCAGGGTTTCTGACTTTGGTCGCATAAACCACTGAGCTGAGACCGAGTTCTTTCTGAGCCAAGGTAGCACGCTCAACGGCACCTTTGTCAGGGGCAATCACGATTGTGTCGGAGGGAAACCTCGCTCCCCCTCGGCAAAAGTCTCGAAGAAGGGAGTCTGGCTTGACGTTGAACAACGTGCAACCTTCCTCTCGGAAAAGACTGGAAGCGACTGGGCTATGCGCATCCCAAGTTATGACTTTATCGCTTACACTGAGGTATGGCGCCAAAGCCTTCACAAAGACAGACAGGGAGAAAGCTTCCCCTTCGACACAAGCTCGGTCTTGCCTACTATACGGGAGATACGGGAGTATAAGCTCTATTTCACACGTAATGGGTAGGCGACAGAGGGCGTCAAGGGTGAGCAGAAGTTCGACAAATGATCCGCTATCATGAATGTCTGCGTTGACAATCACTTTCTCGAGCTTGGGGATAGTGTTCAATCGGACTTGAGTCTCCCCCGCACTAAAATGAAAAGAGGAATTTTTAAGGATTCCGATTCCGTCAGGGGTAATTCCCATGATTTCAATCGGCTTCCTCTTTCGAAGGCTGATCATTTCGTCGCTCTTAATCAAGACTTTCACTTTTCTGCACTCAGCTTAGGTCGTTTTTCGGTGTTCGGATAGCGGGCAAACCGTCCTCCTTGGGGCGGGTTCCCGTCAACTGTCTTTCTCTTCAGGGGCCGGTGTGACTTTTGCCCCCGCTTTACGAAGAAAGTTCACAACAAGACCGCGAAGGGGTTCCTTCACCTCTGGAAACTGCGTAACCAGGTAAGCAAGAATGCACAGAAGGGATATTAGAAAACTGGGTGAGAGGGCGGCGACAATGAAGAGGGAGGAAATCTTGATTTGATTTGTAATTGAGCTTTTGTCTTCGTTCATCGATTGTAATATGGATACAGAAAAGGAGGGTTCCCCCTCCTCCTTCAGTCAAGTTGAAAGGGTCAGAACTTAAAGCCGAGACCGATATTTCCGACCGGACTGTAACCGGTTCCGGAAACACCGTTACTTTGAGTTGGGAACTTCAGGTCAGCGAAACCTACTAGGGAAGGGGTGAGGGAACGTTCTACACCTGCGACAAACAGAAACTGGGAACCTTGGCCAATGCTGGTCTGAAAGTTTGCCAATCCGTTGTTAGTGAGTGCCCACTGTCCACCTGCACCAAGGTACAAGTTGGTGCTGCTGACGTAAGCGTCACCGATTTTACGCCCAGCAAGGGAAACGTCAACCGTCCCGAGAACGCCACCGGCAGAGCCGATTTGGCTATCCGGGCCAGCCGAAAAGTTCACATAGGGGCGAACGGAGACGTTGGCTCCGAAGGCTTTACCCAAGGGAAGGCGACTTTGAACTGTTGCACCGGCAACAGTGCGATTTGCATCGTAGCCACCACCGTTCACTCCTTGGCGGTTGAGAGTAACTCCAACGCCGAGGTAGGAACCGACCCCTACAGCGCGAGTTGCAGCTGCGTTTTCCAGACGAGTGATTCGAGCGCTTTCAGTTGCGAGCGCAATGCGAACTCGGTCAGCAAGAACTCGATCTTCATTGCTCAAAGTGTTGTAAACTTCGTCAAGGCACGCACTCATAAGCGCAATCGACTCGTAGCGAGTCGCTGAGTTCTTTCCGCGCAGAGTTCCGTCCGAGTATCCGGCAACGCAACCATATCGTTGAACGAGGTTTTGCAACGCTGGGTAAGCCCAATCGGTCGGAGAAACGTCAGGGAACTGTGCTCCAGCAAAACCTGGGCTTGCGACAGAGGCTGCGATTGCAGCGACAGCAAGATTACGAATTTTCATGTATTTTTTCGTGAGAGTGAGTAAGCAAAGAACAACTGCTTACAAGGTAAGCATACAGGTTTCAGAGGGGAGTAAAGTGGGGCCTCTTAAGAAAGCGGCCTCAATCGTCGTTACCGATCTGAAAAATTTCAATCCACGCCAATGTAGAAAGAGTGATGATCACACAATCAACGAAAAGCGTTTTGAAGTCAGGAATGATTTCCATTGAAAGAAAAGGGTGAGATTTCTCTCACCCGGTAGCCTCAAAGGCGGGACACACACACGTTAGCAAGACCGCTTTCGGTAACACCCAGTTGACTGGCGGCTCCGTGGCCGAGGTCAATTATTCTACCACCGACATATGGCCCACGGTCGTTGATTCGGACGTCGGCTACACGGCCATTGTCCTTGTTTCGAACTCGAACCCATGTCCCCATGGGAAGTGTGGGATGCGCTGCGGTCATAGTTCCACGGCGATAGACCTCTCCGTTTGCAGTCAGGTTTCCGTAGAATCCTGGACCGTACCAACTGGCTTGCCCGCATTGTGCAGCATTTGCTGGAGTTGCAAGAGGCAAACAAAGAGCGGAAGCAAGGGCCAGTTTGGATAAAATTCGCATTGAAAAAGAAGAACTCAACATTCGTGTTTGTTGCTTTTGGCAACCACGACTCTCAGCCTGTCTTTCCAGGCATGAAACCATGATAGCTGGTTCGAGAGAGTCTGTAAAGGACGGGAAACCGGCCATCAGACCCCCTCACCGAGAAGTTCAGCTAGATTTCGCTCATAGAAGCGGACAAGATCGGAAAACCTTTTCACAGGTTGTCCGTAGTAACTATTTCCAGAAAGAGTTGGAAAAGATGCCCACTCTGGAGCAAGACGTGCGGCAAGTTCCGGCGTCATTCGCCCGGAATCTGCTAAGGTGAGAGCACCTCTTTTCTCGATCAAGTAGAGAGCGGCCTGGTCTTGGTTTGCCGGCTCAAAACTTTTGAGGTTTAACTTTGAAGCAGCCTCCCTCCAGGTCCCCGGCATGAACTGGTAAGCTCCAGCGGCGGCGCTTGCGTAACCACCGGAGTACTGGACACGGTCGGGATGCTCCTCGAGAGAAGAAATTGTTCGTCCACCAAATAGAATTCTGTAGCCAGTTTCCTGTCCATCGGACCAGGTACCTTCGGCGTAACGAATGGTGTTTAGAAGGGCTCTGCGCTCAGGTGTGAGATTGTAAGTGGGAGCCGGAAAGAATTTTTCAGAATCGCAGCCTGTGCAAATGGGGCTCGAATCCAAATTGAAGTCTGGAGCAAAATCTCTGATTGCGACTTGTTGAGTAATCGAAGGTTGAAGCGATTTCTCAGGAAGGGCAATCAAGGGATTCACGGCAGTTCCAACAAGGGAAACGGCCACAAGTGTAGTGAGGTTAAGCATTCATAAGAACAGAAATCAGCATCCGTATAGGGAACGGTCACTCGCCTGTTTCAGGGCGCATTTCCCCACGGCACAAGAGATTTAGGAGCACAATATCAGGCTCTGAGTCCCGCTCCACCGTTTTGGCAGAGAGCCTCCTCATAAAAGGCGACTCTGAAAGTCCCAGGACAAAACCAGTATAGCGCGGACCCTATTAAGTAAACCACATGCTTTACCAACCCCTGTAAAGGGACCTGCGGTCATCTCTCTTTTTTATCCGGTACCACAAAATGCACAGGAGGGTATGTGCGACAGTATTCTCGAAATTCTTCTTTCAACCGCTCCCACTCCACTGAGTTTGCCTCTCTATCCATTTGAAGTGCGGCGGTTGGTATATTCCATCGGGCAGAAAATAACATGGAAAAGGCTTTCTGCTCTTTTGATTCTTCTTCCATGTTCCTTCTCTGTCTTTAGCTAGCTTACCCTCGGCCCCACCGTATTAATCTTGAGAGTGTGCCTTGTTTCGAGGTTCTCCATAAGGGAAACTCGGAGAGTAGATAGCGATTTTCCTCTCGTAGAAGGCAAGCGATTGCGCTCGGGTCGTACCCAGGGTAATCGGGGTCATGAAACTCCACCACAGTGATTCCGTGGGACTCTAGGACTGCGGAAATCTGCAGAAGTTCCCATCTATCCTTAGCAGTCAGCCATACAAAAGGAGGATGTTCTTCTGAAAGAGAACTCGGGTAGATTCGGGACAGCTCAAGCTGGGCGTGCGCTGCTTGAATAGCTTGTTGATGGATGGGGAGATCCCGTCGGGAAATTGCGTAGAAGTGCATTTGGGTGGTTTTACTGGTGGTGGCAATTTGCGTATCGCTCGAAAAGTCGCTGCTCAGATTTCATCGAGTTTTCCAGAAATTTTCGATAACTTTTGATCACACTCGTCAGTGCAGAAATTTCACCGTCTTGTACTGGTTTAGCCCTCGCATAAAGGTTTCCATGTCTGGAGCTTCTTCGGCGTCGGAGCGAAACTGCTCTCGAGACTCAGGAGCGATTTGTTGTATCATGGCCGCGAGGGTGCGGCATGTTTCCGGATTGTTCAGGTTCATTGTAAGTCTTTTGGTAGTTCAGGGTCTTCTGCAACTATGATAGCGCCACGGTTGAGAACGACCCAGTAATCTTGCCCGATTTGGGGTATTCTGTAAGCGTGAATACCAAGTGCGGCGGCGGCGGCTCCAGCGTCGATAAAAACACGTCCGGTTGTTCTTTCCGCTTTCCCGATGATTTCTCTTTCCCACTGTGGAAAGGTCTTACCGTCTTCGTCAGTCTGTGCCAAGTTTGCGTCGGAACGAAAGGCGAATGCCGTTACTCGAGATGCCGCACCTCCTTCTCCTCCGGAGTAAGAGATTGCAGTCTCTTGTGCCCACCTATCATGTTTTGTGTTTCCTTTTATGGTGGAGGAAGCAGCATAACTTCCGTCCCCGTAAATCCCCTGCCCCGGGAAATGGGCCTCGCCGTTCGGCCCGCCACCTTTGAACTGAAGAGAGTATTCCTCAGTTGTGACCCCACGATAGGCAATGATCGGCCTTCCGTCGGGGTTTCTGGCTATGTCGCTTCTTGCTTCTAAATCGGACCTTTTCGCAACAACCTCTGGTTTTGCATTAAACCCCTGTTTTGCGTAGATCGTTGCGAGACGCGGAGGACTCACTGAGGACAAGTCGCCCTTTTCTGCGTATTGTATATCTAGCTCAAGCGAAAAAATTCGTCTCTTAATGTACCTAGCGTCAGAGGGGAGAGCCTCACTCAATTCCTTTTTCTGTGCCTCCAGCTCTTCTTTCAACTCCCTTAAAACAAGTGCCTTTGTTACTTTAGGGAGCGGCTTGAGACTACCTGGAGTTTGAGTGTATTTCGGGGACTGTTTTAAGAGCTCACTTTCTCCTTGCTTAGAACTTGCGGGAACTTTCGACTGCGTCTCGGTCTCAACCTGAGCTTTTTTGGAGTCCAGGTGAGCCTTCATTCTCAATGCTCTTAGAGCTATGAGAGTGTTTACTGTGAGCGGTGTCCTAAATCCAGGATTGCTCTTTATAAGTCTGGCCAGTGTCTGGATATTTTTTTCTATGTCCTCGGGCTTAGTGTTCTCGTGTGCTTTCAGCTCTTTTAAGATCTTAACCCTGCGCTCAGACTTGCTTTCTTTTTTGGGCTCGGGTGCCCCTTCCATGCGACTTGCAGCTGCGGCCATGCGAGCTCTTGTTTCAGCCTGCCTTGCCTTCTTTTCTGCAGGCGTCAGCTTAACCTTTTTGGAACGGGACTTAGGTGGCGATGCAACCTTGGCTTCTTCGGTACCCTTTCGACACTTCCCTGATGTACCGTACACTGTTCCATTGGGCCTCACGCACCGTGTGAAGTCAAAGGAATCTTCCGAGTATCGGTAAATGAGATCAGAGCACAAGTCTAAAGCTTCTTCGGAAATTCTTCCTTGCATCTTCAGTCCACTACAGGGGTTTTTCTGAGTCTCTTTATCTCGTCTTGTAAGGATTCGTATCTTTCCTTCAAAGCCTTGAATCTTAAAACGAGCTCTCGGGCCTGCCTATCTTGTTTTACCCCTTCTGCTCCTAATCTCTCTTTCGCAGACAAGAAGCGCTCTTGTACCACTTTCATATCCCCTTTGATATCGTCAAGGTCTTCCTCAAGATTTTTGATTCGACGAGCTTTTCCCTTGGTAGTTAAGCCTCCTTGGGCAATCGCACGAGCATTCCCTCCTTTCTTTTCCTCGCCTAGCAGCTGCCGAGCTTTAGCTTTTGCGGCGGCGAGAGTCGGAATACGCTGAATCTGATGCCTCTTTCCATCGGGAGTCCTTAGATCCAGGTCGTAGGAGGCTTGCCCTTTTATTCCTCCTCCCCCTTTTAATGCTCCGGGAGCGGATATTCTACCAACTCGTTCCCCTTTATGGTCGATGGCGAACAGTCCCGTCTCGAGACGAGTAATTTCAACCTCGACACCTTTGCGGCACTTTCCTGCAGTGCCGTAGGCGGATCCATCCGGTCTGACACAACGTGTGAAGTCATAGTACTCTGATTTCCCTTCAAAAAAGTCGGATCTATCTGGGACTTTCGCCTTACCCGAAAGGAAATCCTCACCGGTCAAGATTTGGAGCCAAACTTTCACTTCTTCGATTTCAGAAGAGTTTTCCGAGAAATACAGGGAAGTGGGATCTTTTTCTTGGTTCAAGAATGTTTCCCTATCCCTCGTGGGTACCATAGCCCCATCCTTCTTTTGCGAATACATGTTCTCGTCCCTCTCGTCCCTCTTGCTGAACCCAACTCGCATGTACGCTCTTTGTCTCTCCTCCCCTTTTCCGTCTGCTTCCCATGCCGAAGTTTTAACTATAGTTCCTTCAGGTAGAGATCGAATTAAGGAGTCCCAGCATTTCTTAGCCATAAAGGCAATTTCGATTTGCTCTCGTCTATCTTTCACCTCCCCCGCCGAAAATCTTCCATTGACTGTAAAGTTGAATCCATCATTGGGAGAGTATGTTATAGTGAGATTGTTTCCTCCTTTTGACTTTGACAACATAACAACACCAGAGGTGCCGGTAACTCTCAGCTCAACACCCTTTGGCACACTTTTTTCTAAACGGGAAAGGAACTTTCGGTTATTTTCGGCTTGCTTAAGAGCAATTTTTGCAGAGGCTAAATTGTTCTTTAACGTTTCTTTCTTTTTGTTTTTGGTCTCCAGGGGTAGGTCTTCACTGTCTAGATCTTTCAGCTTGCCCGGAAGACTTTCCTTCAGTGTTTCATAATCTTCTCTAGCTGATTCCACATCAAACGCAGAGTATTTGATCTGGTTTTGATCTATGTTAACTAACCCCCTACCGCTTAATTTTTTAGGTTTATACGCCTCCTCCCCTCCCCGTTCCGGTTTAGCTTGCTCAGTTCCTTTCCTGCACTTTCCTCGACTCCCGTAAGCCGAGCCGTCCGGTCGAACGCATCTTGCAAAGTCATGAACCAAATCTCTCAAGAACTTGGGATTTTGTCGAGTAGGTCTTGCCAAAGCCAGCATTCAAATCTCTGAAAGTAGTTTACCCCTTAAACTCAGTCGTAGCAAATCCAAAAGTCCCCTACTTGACCTTCTTCCTCGTAGGACTTAGTCTCAGCTAAGGTCTTGAAAGTCAAGTCCAACTCCTGAGGAGAGTAGTAAACGTTTCCGTCCCAGTGCCTGAACGGTAACCTTTCGCTCCACCACTGTGATTCAAAATGCAAAGATGTTGAAAATCTTTTGACCTTCCAAGAGCCGCCCTGAACCGAAGTGGCCGTATATCTTTTGTCATCGGGACCCTGAAGTAGCAGCACTCTGGTCATTTCTCCTCCCTGGCCAGTGTGAATTTGTCCAGCAATCGGACTTTAGCTTCCTTCAGGTCTGAATAGGTGATCACCCCTCCGAAACCTCCGGCTCTCTCATTAGCTTCTTTCAGGAGGCCCCCCAGAACAGAGTCTGAGAAGCGAAAAGCATAACGAGCTGTCTTTTCGTTCTCGTAGCAACCAGACATCCAAACTTGGTGGCTGCTAAGGGAGTATGTACCGTCTTCGTGCTTATAGAGCGCCATTCAGGTTCTCCGGTTCAGGGTAGATCGTCCTGAACAATAACAGTGGTGGTCCGAAGCCTACGCTTCTCTTCCCTACACTTGATCCACTCCACCAGAATTCTTACATTATCCGCCATCCGAAGAGAATCTTTTTCATGAGCGAGGTTTATAATCATGTTTTCCAAGGCTCGGTTGGTCTCTTCCTGAATAAGTTCACTAAACTCCCTGGATAGCCTCTCGTGAACAGTTCTACTGATCTCTTCTTTGACTTGAGCAACGATGGCTTTTTCTGCGACGTCAAGGACGGAAAAAGCGGATTCGAAGTTGATTGACATTTGTTTTCTACTTTAAGCGGAGGATAAGGGGGAGAAGATTTCCTGTTTCGCAAGCTCGGGGTCAACATTCGGAACAAACCCTTCAGCGCACATTCGAAGGTAAGCGACTCCCCAAGGTACCCCGTCTTTCTTAGAGAGAAGAGAAGCGTAAAGAATGTATCCAGGGACGAGCAAAGATGCGAACCTTTGACACCACTCGTCACCAGCATATTGCTTCTGCCTTTCCATTGCTAAGCCCTCTGTAAACTCCCTGTAATCGGAATCGCTCTCGATTACAACATTGTTCAAATCAGGGGAGACTACTCCGTACTTGCTAATCAAGGCTTTTAAATCTTGTATGCTTGTGCAAGAATCAAGTTCCTTCTTGTAATCAGAGTCCAAATCTGAATCGTACGTGACCCGCAACATTTTGTTTTTGAGTGGTTGAAAGGGGGGCCGAAGCCCCCCGAGTGAGTCAGAGTGCGTTGCTCAAACGGCAACCGCAGTCCTCTCAAATTTGACGATTTTGTTAGCGTCTATTTTGTGCTTATGCAAGCGGCTTTCACTTAGGTGACAATTTCGCCCCGTCGAAACCTTTGCAGCCCCGTGAGAGCCCCGAAGGGCGGAGGCAAAAGTGGAACTGAACGGACTCGAACCGTTGTCCGAAGCGGCGTCCTCCCAAGCTACACCTAGTTTAGAGTCTTACGGTAGGACTGTAAAATCAGATTGTTTCGAAACTAAGACCACTTGATTCTGTGGACCAGACACTGACTCTAAGCTTCACGCCTGAAGGAAATTCAAGAAGAACATTTTCTGAAAAGCCGCAAACATCTTTGTAGGAGTAAGAGATAATGTCTCCGGACTCTACCAGCTTGTCCAGGTCTTCATCAGAGAGGTTTTCCACGTTGTTTGTGAGAGAAGGTGTCATGACTAAGGGTTGGTTCAGGCAACGAGTGCAGGACGACGAAAGGCAACCCAGCCCCTATCACGAAAGTACTCAAACTCCGCTACCAAAGTGTATGAGCGGTCCAGATTCTGCTCTTCCAGGGCAGCCCTTTCCAAGAAGATAAAGTCCCCGGATTTCAAAAGATCGAGGGCGTGGGAAACGATGTAGAGGAAAGGCTCAGGGGAGTCGAAACCAACGATCTTGGTTACCACGTTGCCTGAGACGGAGAGCCTGTAGTGTTTCATGCCTTAATCATAGCCGCTCGCACCACGAGCGTAAAGGGCGGGAAACCGCCCTCAGAGTCCAAGGTTTTCGAGTTCCTCTTGGGAGAGCCTTTTGTTTTCAGCCCTCCTTCGCTTCGGGTGAAGAACCTTATCACTATGGCAAACTTTACATCTTGGGTTGCCGCAGTCTAAGGGGTCACTGGACATTGCCCTACCGAAGCAATACATCTCAATATAGGAGGGACTAAAGTCGAGACTCCCTAAAAGTTTTTTCCAGTTTTTGTGGAGTCTTTCGGTGTGGTGCCTTCGAATTGCTGCTTTTGCCATATCAGGAAAACTGTCCGGAGTCAACCCACTCAGCTTTAATTAAAGACCACCAGTCGGAAGTTAGCCCAGAGAGAACGTACTGGTAAGGGAGCCAACCGTAACCACTTTGCCCCCAAGAGGTCCCCCAAGAGTTTCGAATCAGTAATGCCCCGGTAGTCTGGGTTCCCCCGATGATTGAGTTGGTAATCTTTTTGTTATCGTCGTATCCCATCACAGAAACTGCGTGACCGCCAAGACTAGACTCGTTTCTGGTTGGAAAAGGGAGGTGTCCCCCATTTGATCCAGCCTGCAAATATGAACTAAAAACTGTAAACCCGAACATTACAGGGAGGCCCTTTGAGAGGTTGGTCTTGATTTGGGTCAGAAGGACACTGTTGGAAATCCCCGGAGTATCAAGGCGATAGTATGATAGGGTTTGAAAATTTTGAGCAAAAGAGTATAGAAAAGCCGATGGCTCTTCGTCAAAAAGAGTAATGTCATAGGGGTAGTAGGACTCTGGGGGAACACCAAACAAAGTCAAAGCACCCATTACGCTTCTCAGGTACGCTCCAGTATCCCCGGTAACCTGCATTAGGTTTCGTGTCGTCTTGTATAGGAATAAACGAGAGCCATCGATGTGTTTTCCGAAAGCCTTTCGCTCAAAGTACTCAAGAATTCCGATTGCTGCGTGAGCGGTGCAAGAGCCGATTTCCCCTTGGTCTTCTATCGGAGAGCAAAACTGACGCAAGTCTGTTGTTGCCGGTAGGGTAACTCTGGATGCTGCCCCTATAGGAGAAACAGCTCCCAATTTCAAAAGCATTGAGTTTATCGATGGTTTCTTAGCCGAAGCTGCTTCAGTGGATACTCCGTAATCACGAAAGTCGGGGAGATCCCTAACCCACCCGAAACATCTTTTTGTCATGATAGTGAAACTTCTATAACGGTTTTACCCGCTACCAACTCAGTTAACTACGGCTGGTAGTGTTCCGGATAAGGCTCAACTTCTCGAGCGTATACCCAAACTTCCGACAGAGTCGAGGAAATGCAAGTTTGGCACTCTAAAGAAGGAAACCAGTATCCGGGGGAAGCGTAGCAGACCCACTGATCAACCTCCTTCTCGAGATAGGAGATTCCTGGAAGAGCGAGAATCCTTTCCGCGAGTTTCGGCATAGTTACTTCTTTACCTGACTATTGCTCTCGTCAGAGGGTTCAAATACTATACCCCAGGAATTTTGGTTTTGTGTTTGGCCTTAGGTGAAAGAGGGTTCAAGCAGAAGTCGAAGCATTTCTTGAATCGTCGCGTAGACCTGGTCGTCTTTCGAGAACGAGAACTTTTCCATTGCTTTTCCGTCAATCCACTCTCGAATTCCCGTTCCGAATTCCGTAGAGCGAGCGTACCAGTCACACACCATTTCGGCTACGTATACCTTGGGCATGTCATGGATACTCCCCCAGTACTCGGGGTGGTGGGGATTGACGGTCTGATGATGCTTCACTACTTCTGGTAGGAGAGGGTCAGAGTAGAAAAGGTGGTCAAACTCAATCCCCTTGAACTTTGAGTTATCATGAATCTGCCCATTGGCAATCAAATTGCGACCCAACTCAATGTCTCCTCGCTTCATTAGTTTGAGACCGAGTTTGTAACAACTTCTTTGAACGTTTTGAATGTGATTGAAGACAAGTTCAATCTTGTCTATAGCTTCGGACTCAAGACTCATGACTGGACCCAAGAGGCGGGACTCAACCCTTTATTATACCTCTTTTCTCGGCAAGGGTGGGTCGGTAAACCGGCTTCTCCTTGGGCGGGTTCCCGCCCTTCTCAGCTCCGTTCCAGCAGCTTGCTTTCCAGTTCAACGTCTACGATCTCGTACCAGTCACATTTCCTTCCGTTTATACTGGTAATTTCACGAGTTTCCTTCACTTGTCCTCTTCGAGGACCCGATTTAAATAGTTCCTCCACGGTTTCAGTATGTATCTGAGATTTTGCTTCCTGTTGGGTTTCGAAAAAGCCCACCCAATCACCCGTACCTGCTGAGGGGTAGTAAGCATCTCCTGCGATCAATAAATAAGGTTTTTCCATTTTCAGGCGGTTAATCATAAAAGTCTCGGGGTTCTTCATAAGGCGCTGAGCACCCTGTGAACGCATATTGTTTGTTGTTCATGCGATACCAGTCATGGTTGAGAGCGTATCAGAAATTCATCCCCCAGCCGTCGTAGTACACTAGCCCTTCGGTGTGTCCAGACAAACACCATTTTATGGTTGAATCAGGCACAGTCATCCAGATCTTCCACAAGTTCAAGATTATGAGGGTTATTCTCATGAGTAGTACTTTTCGATGTAGTCGGGGTCAAAGTCCCTAAGTTCTTCGTAGCTCTATTTCGGAGACTTCTCCGCCGAGATTGGCCAGAGCTCCCTCAGGGAGAGCGTAATGGACTAGGCGGAGCCGAGAACGAAACGGACAAAGCGCTTAACAACGATGTTTTCACCAACGGTTGCAGCAAAGTTTTTCACATAGGTCTCGACTGAGATTGTCCCGTCTTTGAGGTAAGGGTAGTCCATAAGGCACAACTCTTGAAGACGCTTTGCGACGCGACCTTCAACAATCTTGTTTCGAATCTCCGGAGGCTTCCTTTCGAGGTCGCCCCTTCCCATTTCGATGCGAGTTTCGGAAAGAAGAATCTCTTCCGGAATTTCTGAAGCGGACACAAACTGGATCAGCGGATAAGCAGCGACTTGCATCGCCAGGTTGTGAACAAGGTCTTGAAACGGTTTTGATTTTGCTACGAAATCCGTTTCACAGTTGACTTCGATCAAAACGCCCAGCTTTCCGCCAGTGTGGATGTAGCTTGCTACAACCCCCTCAAGCGTCTTTCGACCTACCTTACCATCCGCAATTGAAATTCCTTTTTGCCGGAGCCATGTGATTGCCCCTGCCTCATCCCCCTCAGAGTGAATAAGAGCTTCTTTGCAGAGCATCATTCCTGCCCCGGTCTTCTCTCGCAGAGCCTTGATTTGTGAAAGCGAAATGGTCATTGTTTGTTGGTTTTGAAGAGTTATGCTGGTTCGTAGGAAACTACGGTAACTTCTCGCATGGGAAAGAATTTGTACTCATGTTCAACGTCTGAAAAACCCATGGTCTCAGAATAGACTCGAGAGACTTGCGTGATCCCGAGAAGGCCACCGCAGACGCTGATTACTTCGGTTGAAGTCTCATACCAGCGCCTTTTGTCTGGGTTCAAGTCCGAAGCTAAAGTCTCGTAACCGTCCGAAAAGTACTCATCCTGGATGTCATCGGGAATGTCGTCTATCCAGGTACTGGATTGTTTTAACTTTAATTCTTGTAACCTTTCTAGGAGATTCTGAAACTTGTCCACTCGCTTGTTTTCTGCGGCTGCAACAGGATTATAGCACCCTGGCCCGAAAGGAAACCCAGGCTAGCAGCTGGCCAAGATCACAAGTCCGGACAGAGAGAAAGAGCGGCGGCCTGGGCTTCAAGAATGTCGTATCTCCAGTCTTGTCCGTAAAACTCAAAAGTTTCCGCCTTCCCTATGTAAATAGAAGAAAGCGTGGCTTTTCGAACGGCTTCGTATTCCCCTTCTCCTGCTCTTCTTAGGGAGCAGTAAGTCTCAGCGTAGACACTGGAGGATATCATTAAGGCCACTAAGGGAATCATAACCTTTTCACTGAGCACATGGAAAGTTACCGAGGAAGGATTCGAAGGACTGACAGGGCTAACAGAATAACTATTACAAAAACGAATCCTATCCACCAAACAGGATCCGTAGGAAGACCGCGAGTTTGAAGAACTCCGTCTACAAAGTGATGGTGGATTGCGACGATAGCTAGAGCCACACAAAGTGACACAAAAGCCATACGACCGAGAACAATGAACGACACTATGAGAGCTAAGGATTCCATAAAATTACTCAAAGATTACCCAAGCGGGTGTGTTAGAAGGGGAAAAGTGCAGGGGCCCAAGTCTAACTCCTCGAAAGACTGCCACCCTTTCAGGAACTCCGCTTTTCCAAGATAAGAAAGTAGTGTTACCAAAAACAGTAGTCTGATAGTTTCCGGGGACGAGACGAACCTTGTCTTGAGCGGGATTGAAGTCGGTTATCATTGCGTAATCTGATATACCCGACGTTCTATTGGAGCCATCGTTATAGAAAACGTACGGGACACCATTTCTCCTCTGACCAAGACGAAATACGTCGTTCCCTGAACCACCCGTAAGGGTGTCAATCTTTCCTTTTCCGAGGGTTAATAGACTTGTTCCCGTTGCGGGAATCCCTGCAATGTAATCGACTCCACTTGTCCCAGTAATAGAGTCGTTCGAGCTGGTCCCCCATATCACGGATATACCGGGACCGGGATAATTGTCCCCGAGTTGGGAAAGCATCGCGGTTATGTTTAGTCTCCCCCTGGAAGAGACTTTTCCGACAAGTGAAGTCGTAGGGGATGAAGTAGATAGGGCCACTTGGGAAACCTCTCTTTTTCCAGCGGCAGGGAATGAAGACTTCGCCAAAGCAAGAGCGCCCATCACATGGGGTGTCGCCATCGAAGTTCCACTTAGGCTGGTGTAGGTATTTCCGGGTGCCGTAGACTGGATTCCCCCTCCGGGAGCTCCAATCTTAACAACAGGGGAGCCAAAGTTGGAGAACCAAGACAGATTCCCGTTCGGGTCAATCGAGGCCACAGGGAGAACAGCTTCCCAACCCGCGGAGCTCAGGGTGGAATAACTCGCAGGGTAGAACGGAATTGAGACTATATTTGTCGAGGAATTTCCAGCGGCTGCGACAAAATGGATATTCTTAAGAGCAGCGTTATTGATCGCAGTCTCAAGCATCGAGAGGGCTCCCCCTCCTCCCCAGGAGTTATTTGTTCCAAGGTAAGTGGCGGGGGAAGTGGGGGAAAACTCTTTATCGTTCAGGAAAGCAACACCTGTGAAGTAGTCGACAGCGAGTGCCCCATCCGAACTCCATCCAGACCCCTCAAAGCTCAGAAATTTTAACGGAACTATCAAAACGTTCCAATTCACCCCTGCTACTCCCACCCCATTACCACCGATTCCACCGATCGTCCCGGCAACGTGAGTCCCGTGGTAGTGATCATCCATGGGGTCGTTGTCCCCATTCACCCAGTCCCAACCGATTAGGTCATCGACGTATCCGTTTCCGTCATTGTCAAGCCCGTCCTCCCATCGAGAATCTGAAAGCAGATCGGCAGCATCAATCCTCCCATTTTCATTGAAGTCCGTGACGTACGTGGAGTTCGCGGGCTGGTTCAAGTCACGAAAAGTGATAAGACCGTCAGCGTCAGTGTCTGCGAGAGAAGAATAAAAACTCAGTGTCTTGATCTCCCCAGGGTTCAGCCAAATGTTTAAGTACAGGTCGGGGTGTGTGTGATCCACTCCTGTGTCGATAACCCCTACAACAACTTTTGTACTCCCAACGTAGCCTTGGGACCAGGCCCGCTCCGCTTGCGATCCATAAACATTTGTTGTGTTTGGTGGCCCAGAGTTTGGAGAGTCGTTTGAGTACATACCCCAGAGATTTCCCTGGGTGTAAATGGTATCATTACTAACTTCCTCTATGGAAACTCTTGAGTCTTGCTCTACATTGAGAATGTTCGGATCTCGCTTCAGGGTCTCGATCGTCTTGTTTAGGTCCGTTCCCGTTGGCAAAACAAAACGTCGAAAGGTAGAGTTTCCGATACGAAAATCGTTCTTTCCAAGTTTCAAAGGGGAAGAACGAGAAGGGGGTTTTGTTGTGATGATTATACGCTTCTCTTCAACAGCCCCAGCCGTTGTCCCAAAAAGAAATACGGACGCGAGAAAAGCTAAGGAGAGGCTGGAAAAACGAGTCACAAAACTAAAGGTAGCTACGAGACTTTACCCGTTTCGCTTTAGGTCATAAAGCCGATTGTTTTTGAGTCTTTTTTCTGAGTGTACGATTGCTTGTTAAACAGCTCAGCTAGAGAGATACTCTGCTCAGGAAGATCAAGCTGGAATCCGCGCTTCTCAGCCACCACTTCAGCCTGCTTTCGTGAGAGAGGCTTAAAGTCCAGAACGTCGAAGCAGCGGCCTGGTCGAACCAGAGCTTCATCAATTTTATCAAGGCTCAGATTCGTGGTGAGAATAATCTTCTTTTCTGGCTTTGACACGATTCCGTCCCCAAGACTAAGAAACTTGTTAACTACAGTGTTTCCCTCGTCGCGCCTTGTAAGAAACGCGTCCGCATCTTCAAGAATAAAGTAGTCGGAAGTCCCCTGAAGGAAACTTACGAAAAAAGAGTCCTCCTTGATCAAATCGGAGTCAAAGGTCATTAGGGCTTTCACGTCTAAGTGAAGAAGCATTCCTCGAATGAACGAAGATTTTCCCGTTCCGTGAGGGCCACGTAGAAGAAGGAGAGAGGAAGAAGAGTTGTGAAAACGCTCGTAATATTCGTGAAGAGTTTCCCCGTTTAGGAAGGGGTACATCTCCGTGAAAGGGCGATTCTCTGGTCGGATCTCTACTGATTGGCCTCGCGCCGTCGCTGTACTCTTGTTATAGAAGTAGAGTTCGAGAGTCTTCTTCGAAAAGTCATTCTTTTTGATTTTGAAAAACTTGCTTATAACTTCCTCAAGTTTATCAAATAAAGTTTCGTCTCCATAAAGAGTAACAACGCTGCGTGTTATTGAAAGACTTAAAAAGAGGCGATCGCAATACAGTTGTAGATACCTTCCAAAACAATGTGCTAAAGACTCACAAAGAGTGAGTTTTTGAATTTCTTCCCGCAGGGTGTCTAAAACTCGATTCAGGTCTATTGTGTAATCATTCTCGAAGTACAGAATACGGCTGTGAATGGCCTCTTTCCTGGAGTCAAAATCGGCAACCAAACAGTTGAGGTAATGAACGGAAAAAGTTCTATCGTCGTCTGTCCTGGTGGCTTCTACATAAGTTATTAAAGAACCAAAAGGGCCTACTGGATGTGAGTCTTGAGTCATCAGTCGTGGCAACCTCCAAAATCGTCCACATTGAAACCTTCCCGAGTGGCAATGACTTTGGAGTCTTCGCTGAACATACTCTTAAGCACAGGCTCGAGAACAAGGGAATGAACTAATCTTGTAAGCGCATTCGTCCATTCTTCACTCACTCCCTCTGGTGCGGGTGACCCCCATTTCCCTCCGAAGTAACAATCAGACCAGACTTCCTCATTCTCCCCTTCATACTCACAATGTCGAAAGTCTTCCAGGTCAGGCCCTTTGGCGTTTGTGAACGACATTTCCTGAACAGAAAACTCGCAAGGGTCTCCGTCGTTGAAGTAAGGTGCGTACTGAGTCCAGATAACTGCCTCGACTCCAGGATTCTTCTCCCAGAACTTTGCAAAGAACGCCAGAAACTCCGCTTCCGCGTTTTTCTGAAGCTCGTCATACGCCTGCCTCAGACGTTCGAGCGCGAAAAGTTCGTTGTCTATTTGGTTTGCGAGTTCTTTTTGGTCAGTCATGGTCGCAAGTCTGGATTGAGAAGCCCTCTCGAGTAGCAACAACAGTGCAATCTTCCCCAAAAAGACTTTTCAAAAGGTTCTCTGTGGGTGGGGAGGTGATAAAGTTCTCAAGAGCTTTCAAGTTATCCGGGTCAACATACTTTTTGGTTTCAGGGTCATCATAAAGTTCCCACCATGTCCCTTCAATTTCCCCTCCCTTCCCTTCAGGGTCTCGAACTAGGCCTAGAACCTCGATCTCCCTGTCAGTTAGACGACTGAGAATCGCTTTACGCTCAGAGTCTTTAGGTGTCTCAGAGGTGATTGTGAAATTTGGCTCATATACGCTAAACGTGCAGGCATCCCCATCGTTAAAGTATGGAGCGTACTGATCCCATTTAACTTCTTTCACTCGGGGATTCGCTTCCCAGAAGAGCTCAAAAAGGCCTTTGAACCTGGCTCGCATCTCCGTTTGAAACCTGGCTTGTTCGTTTTGAAAGTCCTCAACGAAATTGCTGAACTGTGTAGTTTCCATTTTGTCAATCTGAAAGTGGAATGAATCGAGTTGTTTTTTCGGAACCTCTTTTGGTACCGGACATCCAGGGTTGAGGAGTCATGTTGTCGAGATAGCGCTCGACAGTGGGAATGAATCCGAGATCCTGAATAATGTGGTCCTCAGCTACATCTCGCGGGGAGTAAGTGATTCCGGACGAGTTTTCCCGAGTGCGACCGAAAACGCGCTCGACCAAAAAGCAGCCGAATGAGTTGTGGAGAATTGCACGATGGCGAAAGTCAGGAAAAGCCGACTTGGGACTGTCAATAAAATCGTCGATGTCGGCATAATCCTCTGGACTCCCGCCGTACTTTTTGGCATGCATGCGGCCATGCAAGAATGGTTTCATCGTGGTTTCCGGTGGGTCAATTCTGGTAAAGAACCTCTGCTTGAACCTGCTTGTAGAGACTTCTACGATTCCGATCAGTCTCTTTCACTTCCGGGAGACTTTCGGGAAGCTCACTCAACAGGCGGACTTGAAGGTCCTTGGACTTGATCTCGGGAATGCGACTCATTTGGTAGTTCTTCCGAAAAGTTAATGGATCTTCTTAAAACTGGAGGGCGTACTTTCCGATCGCCTTCGTTGAAACGCTTGCGGTAAATGCTAGAGGGAAGTACACTTGGCCGTTTTGAAAGTGGAGACGGAAGTATTCCTTGATCAAAGTTCTTTCAAAGCCATCTTCCGAAAGGTTCTCGATCTTTCGAAGAAGACTCTGGAAGGTAGAGGAACTTCGGAGAAGTTCGCACTCTCGCTCTAAGCGTTCAGCGCGATTGTGAAGATCGCCTTTAGATCGTCGCATCTTAATTAAGGGAAAACGCCTTGGGCAGGACTAGAACCTGCGACCCTCGCTTTAGGAAAGCGATGCTCTATCCTGCTGAGCTACCAAGGCTTCAGAAGTTTTGTTCGAGGCTAGTTTACACAGTTTGAAAAATAGATTCACTCACCCCTGCCTCTGGAGAGCTTTATTAATCTTTCTAGATCTCCTTGGTACTTAGTAATGGTATCCCACATTCTTAAGTTATTTCTATCTTGTGCTTGCTCAAGCAAATCCCCAGTGAATAACCTTGCCAAGACATTCCTTCCCCTCTGTCTTTGTTGTAACTGGTCCTTAGCATCTTCTATCGCGACTCTAAATGTCTCTATCGCTTTGTCTCTTTCGTCCTTAGAAGAGTCTTTCTTCCGTTCAACGATACTCCGGGCTTTATCGAAAGACTCCTTCATTTTTCGTTCGGACTTAGCGGGGGCTGAAGCAACCACATTTCTAACTTTGGATCTCTTGGGGGCTCTTATTCGCATTTCGGATATAGCATTTTTGAGCCTTCCATACCTTTCGATCTCTTTGTCGGTGGGAGTGTATTCTGGATTATTAATACTCTTCTCCATAATCCTTAATGCGTTTTCAGCCTTCTCCAAGGGAGTGTACCCCCTTCCAAGGGGGTTCTTTAAGTCGTGTAAAGGAACTTCTGTACCTTTCCTACAATTTCCGGAAGTTCCGTAAAATGTACCATTCGGCCTCACGCAGCGTGTGAAGTCATAAGAACCCTTTGTTTCGTTAAAATTTGACTGCATGATTTCTGATGCCAGTTGGTTAAACTTTATAAGGGACTCTTCGGAGAATGAACCAGTCATAACATTGAGTTAGTTACCTAATAGTTTACCCTATATAGTCCTCAGGGTCGTCATTCGTTGGCCATCTCAAGCCATCCGAAGTTCAGCTCGTGCCAGAAGATTGATAGTAAGTCGGAAGGAGAGTTTTCTTAGACTTAATAGAAATTTCTAATTCGGTCATCGACGAGACCGAAAATCACCCAGGCCCAAAAAACAGTGGGGCTGTGAATAGCTTGCAGAGGCTTCTTCATTTTTCGCTTTCTGGCAGGGTTTCTGTAGACGCAGTCATAGGAGGGGCTCTATCTCGTCGAGCCTATCGAGCTCTTTTCGAAGATTTTCCGGAATTTCGATATTATCGAGAGACTCTCGAAGACTCATCAGCCGAAGAAGCTTATCTCGAAATACATCCTCAAGAGACAATTCAGACACTTCGGGCTGAGCATTCCCAAAGGTGAGAGTATTGAGAAACCACTCTCGGGATATATTTCGAAAGTTTTCCTGAGAAGGATTCGCGTTGTTGGAAGAACACCATTTCAGATAGTCTTTGGGGGAGAAGACCACCGTATGTGTAACTTTAACAGGGTTTAGGTCGGTCATTAAAGGGTTCAAGAGATTTAAACTAGCGGGGTCACTGCAGGTTAACGGGGTGAAACCCATGTTTGCTCCGGCTTTCATAGCCCCCAGGACACCAGGACGAGGGAAAAGATCCGACTAGGGTGACGATCGAAATGCTGGCTAGCGTAAGGGAAAAGTTGGTCATTTTGATGTAGTTTTAACCTGACCCTTCAAAATTCCTTTATTGAGCCCTTGGAGGGTTCTTCTCTTCGGGAACAAAGACTCGGGAGCTCTACACAAGTTTTGTACGTGTTCCAGATCGCCTTTCTCACCTCCGCATCCCTCCGAATGTCGGAAAAGTGAGATGAGATAATTGCCCCTGTTGTACCCGCCACCAAAAGACCAAGAAGGTAAGTGGGATAGGAAACATCGGGGAGTTTCAGGGTTGGTTTGGTCATTCTCAGGTGGGTTTCAGTAAACGTAGACGCTTTTACGTTCCCTCTCGCGAAGGTAGCTGGAATACCAAGTGTGAGCGCTCCCCGAACTTACTTCGCTCACCATGTTTCGGAGAATCCACTCCCGTTTCGAGGGCTCCGAGGAATTTCGAAACTGAACGTAACAGAAGCCAGCCCAATAATCCAGAAAGGTGGAATCCTCACTAGGAAAAAGGGATTGAAGTAAGGACCCAAGCTCGGTTCTTGCCTCGTATCCCGCCCTCACTCTTAAAACGGCTTTTTGGACAAGGCTCTCTTGGTTTTGAGACAGACAGGTTTCCATATCCCTATTATGGGGCTAAGGGGCGTAAAAGTAAAGGGCGGATAACCGCTCTATCCAAACTCGCAAATGTTTGGAGGCGCTCCCTCCTTGTGGAGGCGAATTAGTTCAGCTTCTAGCTCTGGAGTCCAGCGAGACTGTGAGCGAAGATACCAAACGTCGGTCGCACAGCCTTTTGAGCAATCCAGCTCTTTCGCCAAGTCATCAAAGTATGAATTCATACTTTCGTAATACTCATTATAAGTTTTATCCTCCTCTGGGTCAGGAACACGAGTCTGGGACAGGGAAGATAGACCCATAGTCTTTGTTTCAGAAAGATGAAAACGGAAAGTCAGGGATTCGAACCCTGGGGGCCGCTTACGCGACCCAACGGTTTAGCAAACCGTCGCCTTAAACCACTCGGCCAACTTTCCAAGTTAAACGGAAGGCACAGGGATCGAACCCGTGAGGCTTTTACACCCGACTGTTTTCAAGACAGCTCCCTCGACCAACCGGACGCCTTCCAATCGTTCGATGAAAGTTTACCCCCCGAAAGGGGTTAATTCACCTCCACTTCTTTCATCACGTACGAATCGTATTTCAACACATCACCGTCATCATCCACGTATTCACCCTTAACTAACGACTCTCCGTACTTAATTCCGTCTTCATAGTTGAAGAACACTTTACCCGAGAATTCCACGTAATCTCCTTCGTAATCCATCGATCCCACAACCATCCACACTTTCATTTTCCTTCCTTTTCCATGCTATAACTATAGCGCTTTTCGCGACTGAGGTAAAGGGGGTAAACCGCCCCTGGAGGTAGGGTTAACCGCCCCTTGCTAAGGGGGTCCTGCCAGGTCCACATGGGAGTCTTTAGGCCCGGTGGGCCAACGGGTTCACCCCGACTCTTTCGGCTCTCCCTGGTCTTACTGGGGACCAGCTGGGGTGTGGATGGCTGGAGCAGGATTCGAACCTGCGACTTACTCCGTATGAAAGAGCCGTTCTACCTCTGAACTATCCAGCCTTGACCCCAAGGGGCATCTTAGCATTAACCCACAGCCGTAAACGAGCTGAGTTGCTTCAGGAGCCAAATAGCATGAACAATACCAACTACGAAAGCAACACCAATGAGACCGCTCACCCAGCCTACCCTTTCCTCATGCTCCCGGATTTTGCTGTCAATCATGCTCTCGATGGCTTTCAAAGTGTCTTCTTCAATCGATGATCGAAGTTTTGACTTAATTTGTTCAATCCTGTTACGCCTTTCTTGGCTGAAGTTTTGCGTCAGTTTTGAGAAGGGGTCGGCCATTTTACACCCTGCCTGTGTACATCCGTTGTGATGCCAGGTAGACTGGGTACAGATTACCGTCCCGCAGATTGCGAAAAATGGTTGTTTCGCCTGATCGAAAAGTCTGTGAGAAACGGTCACCAAACCCTTCCTTGACCAGTTGTTTCAGAGTTACTTTGGACATTCTGGACCGGTTGAAAAGCCCGATGTCGGATTTGAACCGACGACCTATCGCTTATGCTCCACACAGGAATCGAACCTGTATTTAGAACCCTCTGGAACCAAGGCGAGTGCTCTACCACTGAGCTAATCGGGCGTGTTCGTTTCGTTGAAGAAACAATGGGCCATCTCGGATTCGAACCGAGGACTAACCGGTTAAAAGCCGGATACTCTACCGCTGAGTTAATGACCCTTCAAGTGTGAGAGAATTGGAACAACGTTTTCGTTTCATTTTCTTGTGAAGTAAAAGTTCCAGGTCGGAGTCGAACCGACGAATATGGGCTTTGCAGGCCCACGCCTTAGACCACTTGGCGACTGGAACGTTGGACCCATTATGGGGTTGTCCTAAGAAAGTAAACTCAGGGCTCTGATCTAATAATGGACAGGAACCGATCACTAAATCGGTCAGCTTCTTGTGATACTTCGTGACTCTTGGACGGATCCTCGATGACGTACTGAGTCATCTCCAGAGCAAAGATTGCTTCCTCCAAGAGGCTCTTCAGCGAATCAACTTCCCGCAAAAGTTGGTTGATCTCCACACCTTGTTGGATCACGGTTTGGGCGTCATTCGAGTTGGTATTTGCCATGAAAATCACTCGGAGAGAAGTTCTTGAATGCGGTGGAGAACGGATTCTGTGTATCCCGCGATGTAAGCGTGGGCTTTCTCATCCGTAAAGCCTCTTGAGTTGAGGGCTTTGGCCCGAGCCTCTCGCTCATCTTGGATGATTTCAAGGATCCGCCGCTTGGTGTCTTCGTTCATGCTCTAACTATAGGGCTTTTGCCAGGGTTTGCCAAGGGTGAGAACCGAACGCTCAGGTTCGGTTCCCCTCCTGTTTGTTCAAGAGAGCCAGAAGTTCACGAGCTAGTTCAGTCTGGCCGTAACTTAC